TCAACAAGAAAATTTGCTTACCTTGTCAAGGCATTCATGCCGGGGTGTCCAGACCGGTGCCATCTCACGGACGATGGCAGTCTTCGCCTTGTCGCGAACGGCGACCTCGTTCCACGGATCGATGATCAGGCCGCGAATGCCGAGCCGCCGGACCAACGAACGCCCAATGTCGATCAAACCGTCGACGGTCGGGTTCTCGGGAAGCACGAACGTGAAATGTTCCTCGAGCCAGTTCATGCCGGCTTCATGGTCTGCTTCCGTCATGCGTTCTGTCGACCCAGGTTCGACAGGCTTGCCGATGAACTTCTTTATCAGCTTGTCTGCGTGATACTCCAGCGGCTGGTTTTCAGGCGAGAACAACCGAAGCTATATCGCATAGACGAAGTCATGAAACAACTGAGTGTTTCCCGCGCGACGATCTATCGACTGGTGCACGCCGATAGGTTGAGAATGATAAAGCTCGACCGCAAATGCAGCAGGATCACCGCTGAAAGCGTCGACGCGCTCCTCGCGCAAAACGGTGAGAGCGATCACCATGGCGACTAAGCAAACAACGAAAGTCGTCGTCACGATGAAACCGCTATACCTCGATATTGACGGAGCCGCGGAGGCGCTGTCGCTCTCCAGGACCACCGTCCAAGATGGTCCACACAATTCCACACCCACGGGAATTGTCTGGTCGTCGCATTGCTGGCTGGTAAGAGAGGTAGAAGAATGGGCCGAGGCGAGGCCGCTCTCAGATATGTTGCCGCCGCCGAGTGGTGACGGAAAGAGCTAACGGGCCGCAATCCAGATCATCGCGGCTTGATCGGGGGACGTGGCATGACGGAGTCGATGGCAGCATGAATGTCCGCCCCGACCTGCTGCCAGTCGGAGCGCATGGCCTCGGTTGGATCGTCGATTCGACGATGGAGCTTTCTCATTTCGACTTTGTACGTTCGGTGTACTCAACGTCGCCGAACAGGGAAATGGATGATAGGACGCTGAAGAAGCCTCGGAAGAACGCGCCAAGGCCTTGTCGTGCAGTTGTCATTTCAGGCCTCGGCCTTCGATCACACCGTTAATCTTGTCGAGTACCGCTTGTTCTGCGTCGTGCCTCAGCGAGCCAAACGTCCCCGCACTCTCCCCGCAGCTGGGGCAAACGACCTCGTCAGAATCAGCAATGTCGTCGGGCCACTCAAGACGCGTGCGACATCTCCCGCAGTACGCTGACGCATCCATATTACCTCCGTAGTGTTCAGGCTATACCACCAGCGTCACCGGCAAAAGCCGCTTGAGCCTCTCGCATGCTAGGCGCGGCAGGCTCGCGGATGACCTCGTCGTTAAGCCTGCTTGACCTTAGGTCATCCTACAAGCTATAGTTGTAGGCACCAAATGGGTTGCGACTACGCGGCCGGCGCTAGGCTCCAGGGACTACCTTGGGGCCTTTCGCTTTTCTAGGGGAAGACTTTCAGCCCATTCCCGTGAACGACCGATTCAGGAGAAAAAAATTTCTCCGACAAGACGTCGTAGGCACGATTTTTCTGTTCAGGTCTCAGTATGTGCAAACCGATGGGCCGCGCCATCAAATCGGAAATTTGAAGCCCCTCTGAGTTTGCCTTCTTGTTGCAGATGACGATATCGAAGTTATACGGTCGCTTCGACCTATTGTCGCCATCGCACACGCGTCGAAACGCCAACTCGAGATCGTCATCCTCTTTCGGACCACGCGCCTCGCAAACGACGTGCGTCTTCGACTCGTGCTGCGACTTCAGCTTGAGGAAGTGACGAACTCGCTCCAGCCCATACTGGATGCCAATGTGATACGGGTTGTACGGGTTGCTGTACTTCTGCGTCAACTTCCGTTTGTCGATCACCACCGCGACGACGGTCATCGGGGTGTCAATAATGATCTGCGTGAGAGACTCCATGAAGCGCTCGCGCGGCTCTTTGCTGAGCAACGAAAACTCCCCGCGCTTGCGGCGAATGTCTATCTCGTGAAGCACCACGCAATCATGCCCAAACGTTTCAAATTTCAGTTTCTTGACGCGCGGAACCAGGATGTCCGCATAGTCGTTCTTTGCGACGATGCAAAAACACAGCACGAACAAAGGATATTCGGCGTCGATCGATGCCAGACTGTGATCGCCGCTTTCATCCACGAAAACAATGTAGTCGCTATTCACCGTTCGCGCATCTCCCGTTGTGTGACACACGATCATAACCGAGCCGCGATCTGCTCCGACGTCTCGCGGTAGTAGTGCTCCTGCAGAATGCGCAAATCCTTGTGACCACTTATCTTGGCTAACGTCATAACATCGACTTTCCTTGAAAGCCTTGTGAGTGCCTCCGCCCGGCTGTCGTGAAAAGGCTGCCCTTCGATCCCCAGCCAATCCTTGGCCTTCCTGAACAACGCATCCAGCGAGGCGGACGTGACGGTGAAGCAGTGTTCCCGATCGGCTATGGGTTGCAGCAGTCGAGCCGCCGCGCGTGAAAGCGGTATCTCCCGCGGACGGCCGGTCAGATACTGCACCTTGTGCCTGATCGTGGCCACGCGCTTCTTCATATCCACGTTACCCTTCCCCAGCGCGATTACATCACCGGCACGCATGGCGGTGCGCAGAGCCAGGAGGAAAGCCAGCGCAACCTCCTGGTTCTTTGTCTCGGGAGCGTGTCCGGTCCGGTAACCCAGCCATCGCACAATCGGCCGCACCTCCTTCCAGGGATCAACCCGGCGAGTCCGCGCCGCGCCCTCAGGCGGCAAACGCAAGCCCTTGAACGGGTTGTGCTCCATCCAGTGCCATTCCTCACGGGCGACGGTGAACACGTTGCGGATCAGGTTGATTTCACGATTCACAGAAGCCGATGTGACGACCCGCGCTTCAGAGCCATCTGCTCTCGTGTAACCGGACAGGCGCCTGTCGCGCCATTCCGCCAGATGTGGCGTCCTGAATTCGCCAAGCGGCACGGCCGCCAGATCCGGAAAATCATCCACGAACCGGGCCAGACGAAGCTGTTCAGCGCGGGCCCCCTCTTTCTTGGGCGATACCTTCTTGCTGTATTCCGCGAATGCATCCGCGACAGTACGCGCAGCGGCGGCCTTTTTCTCGAGTTCGACAGCCCGTTCGCCGGCCGCACGCTTCTTCTCGACCGCCGGATCCAGTCCCGCGCGCAGTTTCTCCTTTGCAGCATCACGAGCCTTTCGCGCCTCATGTATAGACACTGCCGGGTAGACGCCGAGCGCCAGGCGTTTTTCCTTTGATTTGCCGTCGACGTCAACCCGGTACTTCAGACGCCAGTACTTTGCGCCGGTCGGCATGACCTCGAGGTACATGCCCTGATCATCGGCAATCCTGTAGGACTTTTCGCGGGGTTTTGCCGCGCGAACGGCGACGTCGGTAAGGGGCATGGGCGAGGGGGCTCTGGATAATGCCGGGGAGTCAAAACTGCCCCCGAAGACGCCCCCTTTTTTTGTAACTGTCAACGTTCCCAAGGTTTCCCAAGATTGCCCAATTCACGCACAAGGCCCTGAATTGGCTGAATTATTGGTATATCCCGGGAGGGGTTGGGAGAACCTCTGGTGCCGGGGACCGGACTCGTGCTCCAAGCCCAGTAAGGACCCGATCATCATGAGCGTAGTTCATGCGTAGTCAGCGGTCAGCAACGCGTCTACTTGCTCGATGGGGATAAGCCCGCATCCATTCATGCGCAGCTTGCCCGTATTCACCAGTTTTCGAACCGTGGCGCGACTCAGATCGAGCATCTGGGCCGCCTGTGTCATTGTGACATGCGGGGGTCGTGGGTGGCGCTCTGCGTAGATTTGGACCGCCCGCACCGCTGTTTTTAATTCTGCGTCCATCAAGCCGTCTCCTCGGCCGCCACAAGGCGTCTTCCCATCACGTTGTAGACCGGATTGAACCGGGCTATCATTTCACCCTCCATGCCGAGAACGTCCTTCTCTGCGACCGGAATGAATGCGACGCTATCGAACTCCTTCTCGCCGGTTAAGTGCGCGGCGATTCTGGCAAAGAATGTCTTTGTCATGCCGATGTAGACGATCTCCCTATTGCGGATGAGAAAATAAACTCCGCATGGGTTGCGAGGAAGCGACTTCAATTTCAGAACCGATACCGTCGTGGGAAGCGGATCGTACATGGTTCTTCTCTTCATCGCTGACTCCATTTCTTTCCTCAATACGACCACCGAGCCACCCTCTCGAACTGCGTGAGGGACTTTGTTTGCCTTGAGCCATTTGGCCCTCCCCCAATGCGTATGGCATTTAGTCAGCTCGGCAAGTTCATTTTCGGTCAGAAACATCGAATCCATTTCCCCTCCCCTTCCAATACCACACACCCAGAACCGCCTCTCTTGCACTAATGCGCTTGCCGGTGGCGATGGTCATGATTTTTCTCCATTGCATTTCGGGCATGGAATGCCGCGTTTCGCAGTCGTCGCCATCACGAACATCCAGTCCGTTACCTCGCTGCATTGGCGGCAGGCGAATCGCACAGCAGCCGGTACGCCGACCGGATAGTAGCCACAGTCATCGCCCGTTTCGACTACATGCATGCGGACTAGCTTGGGCTGGCGTTGCTGATGCTTCGGCACTTCGCCGAACAGGTCGATTACTTCGCGGCGTTCCATGACTGCTTCCTATGCGCCTTTGACACAGAGCACCTGTTTCAGGATGTGCACGACTTCAACCAGGTCACGCTGGTTCTCCATCACGACGTCGATGTCCTTATACGAGCCTGGGATCTCATCAAGTACTGCGTCATCCTTCCGGCACTCGACGCCAGCCGTCTGAGCCTCAAGATCGGCGACAGTGAAAGTCCGGCGCGCGGTTGCGCGGCTCATCTTCCGGCCGGCGCCATGCGAGCATGAGCAATACGACTCCAGATTCCCTTTGCCGCGGACGATGTAGCTGCGCTGACCCATTGAGCCGGGGATGATTCCGAGGTCGCCAGCACGCGCCCGGATTGCACCCTTACGCGTCACCCAGAGGTTGCGACCGAAATGGTTCTCGCGCTCGACGTAGTTGTGATGACAGTTCACCGCTTCATGCGTGATCGTGAATTCGACCGCGATGTGTCGGCGCAGCGCAGCAATGACAGCCGTCATCATCACTCGGCGGTTCTCTAGCGCGTAGTCTTGCGCCCAGTTGACCGCCTCGACGTAATCGTTAAAGTTGTCCGTGTCTTCCGGGAAATAGGCCAGATCACCATCGGGCAGCTTCACGTAGTACTGCTCCATGAGTTTCTTGGCCTTCTCGATGAAGTAACGGCCAATCAGGTTGCCAACGCCACGCGAACCGCTGTGGAGCATGATCCACACGTCCTGCGATTCGTCCAGGCACAGCTCAATGAAATGGTTGCCCGAGCCAAGGGAACCCAACTGACGTTCCATGTTCTTGTTGTGGACGCCCGGATGCTTCTCGCAGACTGCGGCGTATCGCGTCACCAGACCCATCTGGATTCCCGGCAGACGGTCGGGATTGTGTGCGCCACCCGTACCTAGCGGCACGTCACGCTCAATCTGGTGGCGAATCGCCAGCAACGAATCCGGTAGATCGGATGCCTTCAGCGAGAGGCGCACGGCATTCATGCCGCAACCGATGTCAACTCCAACGGCCGCCGGCACAATGGCCTTGTCCGTCGCGATCACCGTTCCGACCGTCGCGCCAATACCGGCATGCACGTCCGGCATGCATGCAACGCCATTGCCCGCGATAAACGGCAGGCGAGCGATGTTCTTCAGTTGCTGAAGCGCCGAATCCTCAACCTCATCGGTCCAGATTTTGATCGGGCGTGCACCTTCTTCTTGTATGACCTTTTTCACGTCTGCTCCTCAGTTGTCCGTTCCATCTCTTCGATCAGCCGGCGACTTTCGTCGACCAGCGGTCCCCAGTGCCGAACGGCCTCGCGCGCAGATATGAGGGCGCACTGCGGACAGTCTTCGGACCACGGTATTCCGTGGCTGCAGGTTTGGCCGGGTTCGGTCACAATTGCCCCTTTGCGCACCATTGCGCCGGCAGATCACTGCCGTAATAAACACGGAAATTCCCTATACCGATGGCGCCCAGCAAATAGAGCGCGACGACGCATATGCCGATGACGGCAAAACCATTTCGGATCATCGCACCTCCCTGTTGCACAAAATCCTCACCATCAACGCACATCGAACCGGCTGATTCGGGAATCGCGCGAATAGCCAGTCGATCATTTTTTGGGTGTCGGTCACAACTTCTCCTTATCTATCTGCGACCGGGCGGCGTCGATAGCGGCGTCCAAGTTGGCTTCCGAATCACTTGCAGCGACGATGCGATCATCCCAACCTTCGTCGTCGGCAACGAAATAAGCACGCATCCAACGCCAGCGTTCCGCATCCATCCGTGACCGCTGGTTTTCTAGCTTGAGGGTTTCGACTTGCGACAGGAGGACGGTAAGTGCATTCGCAGATTTCGTAACGACATCCGCATCCTTCAGGCTCACTCGATACCAAATCGGTTGCAGCCGCTCGACCAGAGCCTTGACTTCATCTGCTGTCACGGTCATCTCCCAAAATCAACTTGCGCGCGTTGGGTTGTGGCAGAGCCTCGAGCAAGCGCACCAACGTGTCGAAACTCGGTCGGCGATGGTTGTGAATCAAGTGAGACAGGAATGGAAGATCGAAACCGGTCTTCTCTGAGAACTCCGTGAGAGTCATCTGTCGTTCAATCGCCACGCGCAGGCGGTTGCCAAAAGTGCTCATATCAGGCCCCGGCAAGCCGCAAAATCTCGCGCACGAATTTGGCATCCGATTCCTTACGAGTCGGCTCGATCAATTGCCGCTCAGACCAATCATCGGTAATGGTCGCAGCCTCTTCCCGGATTAGCGCCAGTTCGTCATCGCTGAGATCCGCCCGCTCCAGCACTTCCGCCCTTGATGGTTGCGCTGCTGCGGGATGGGTGTAGAGCGGTATATCCCCTGATTCCTGTTGCTTAAAGATCACGCCTGTTTCTCCACGCGCGACATTCGCCAGATCAAACTGAGTCGTCCAACCCACAGGCACATTCTCCTCGGCTGACGCTATTGGAGCGGGAGGTTTGATTCCGGCGCTGGTGGCGATTTGCTCTATCTCGGCGAACTGGTCTTCGTCCAGAATACCTGCTAGGCGCGCCATAATCCGCTGTATGGCTTGCGGCGCTCCAATCGCAGCATCTGTTTGCGCAGCATCCAAAAGCTCTACAGCTTTGACGAAAGCCATATTCATTTTGAAGTCGTGGCCATGGTCGTCAACAGGACTTGATTTCCTGATCTGATTGACCAGATCGATCAAGACGTCCTCTGTGCGACAGGCTCGCTCCTCCAAAGCGATAGCGCGCGCAATAAAATCTGTTGGCTCTGCCGCTACTGGTACAGCCTTCTGTGCGAGAGCGGCTTGCCAGATCGTGAATCGGTCTTTGCACGCATCTACATCGTCACCGTACCAACCGAACTTGTTTTTGTGCCATGCGACAAACCGCGTCCGCTCATCGCCATCTTGCGGAACGGTGGTGGCTTGAGTGCCTGCGTACAACGGCGTATCCCGAAACAGCGTTTCCTTTCGCTGAATGCCGGGGGTGCGGTCAGGCCCAGCAGTTTCATCGTCTGGAAGCATGTTACGCAGTTCATGACCATTCACATAGGCCACCGCTGCGGCCTTGTTGGATGCGAGAGCGGCTTGCCATACATGGAAGCCGAATTCCTCTGCCCACTGATCAAAGTGTTGAAAATAGATTGGACCTTTGAAGGCACTTTTCCACTTTCTGTAAGCAGTCCATTGCACTTGTAGCTCGTCACCATCTTTCGGAATGGGGGCGGCTTGGGTGCCTGCGCGCCAGTTGGCACATCCCTCGCGAACGCGCGGAAGATCGCCGCCGCATACGCATCGGTCGCCTTCCGAGCAGTGGCCCGCGCCCCCATCACCAGAATGGTCAGATTGGGCGACTCGAGGCGCTGGCACGCCAGAACTCTCGTCTATGTGAACCAGAATGCGCTCTGCGGTATCTCGGCTGATTCCATAGCCGTTGCACTCACACTCAACTGCGTGAATAACTGCATCCACTCGGTGCTTAGCCCCGGCATGAGACGTGCGGCGCAATTCGAACAAATCGCCAGCCATCGCTGGATAGCCGTTTTTCTTAAGCAATCCGATTGCAACGGAAAGCGCGATCTCTTGATCTTCAGTCATGGTTACTCCAATGAGGCGGGGCTAGGCGGTCAGACGCGCGCAGCAGTGCGGATGTTTTCGTACACGTCCGCCGCACGCTCACGCTCTTTGCCGACCGGGCAGGCGCAGAAGTACGCATATGCGGCTTTCTCGGCACCGCGAAGCTTGTCGATTGCGGCGTTGCGCAACTCAATCAGCTTTTGATCCTCGTCCATCTCTCATCTCCAATAATCCAGCATCGCCGATACCACGAGCAGCATGGCGATACGGTTGTTTGATGCTCTCAAAAGCGGGGCCGCAGCCCCTTGCCGCGCCGAGGCGCTGTTGGTCGTTACTCCGGTTCACTAACCGGCTGCGTGAGTTCGTACGGAACCGGTCTCGGAAACCATGTCGGCAACTGTTCGAACGAATCGCGCATCTTCATGATTCCGCCGAACACTTCCAGATCGCCCAGGCCACCAACCACGAACATGAGCGGACTGTCGGCGTCTTTCGTAAAGAACCGGATGCTGCCGAAGTGCTGGCCGATGGTCAGGGCGTCTTTCAGATAAGCCGGATTGATCGCGCCGGAGATGCCCTCGTTATAGCCGCGCGCCGCTGCGACATTCTCGATACGAGGAAAATTGCCCTCGACCAGCGCATTGCCTGGCTGGATGAACTGGGCCTGCCCATTTTCATCGTTGACCATCGCGGAACCGTTCGACATCACATCAAGCGTGCTCTTCGCGTTGCACGTCTTGAGCCCGTCCTTCTTGATGGACACGATCACCTCTTTCTCTGCGTAACCGTGTTGATCGCGGATCACGACATACCGATGGCCGTCCGTAGCGACGATCATTACGGTGTTGTCTTCGAGTGGGCGGACATTGACGCCATTGAGGTAATAGCGGATATCGTTCTGCGCCATGAACGGAAAGGCCACCTTGACCGCCATTGCATTGATGCGCGCGATCATGTGTGGCGCTTCCTTCGATTCAGGCTCGGCAGGCGCCACGCCGTCGATTGAAAGCTGCTCTTGTTCTGTCGTTGCGTTCATAGTCATCCTCAATTAGGTGCCGCCACCCTTTAAACTCTGGACCCGCTTTCGCCTAGCAGAGGGATGGCGGCGGTAAAACTTCACGCCGCCTGTTGCCGAAGCACGGTTTCGCCCGACGCGGTTTCGATGTGGCGGATCAGGGCGGCGCAGATTTGGGGTTATGCAGCTTCAGCGAACGTAAGCCGTTTGTACGCAGCGCGAGCCATGCGCACATCATTGGCGCAGTACTCGGCCACTTCGGCGATACGGCCGGCAGCGACCATATCCCATACCTTGGAGCCGTCCACACCGTCAGTCTTGCCGGGAATGCCCAGCGCGCCGCAGAGCCGGTCAAGCCCCACTGATCCCTTGAACCCGGCCCATCGCGTCATGGTGTCGAAAACGTAATCGTCCCAGGGGCGTGCGTGAAACGGGATGATTGACGGCGGTTTGATGCCCAACACGACCGCACGCTGGAAGATGAAGCGCAGATCAAATTCGGTCACATAATGGCCGATAAACACCGGGCGACGGTCGGAACTTGGCGTGTACACATCCTTGATCGCGTCGAATGCGGATCGCAGCACCTTGGCTTCGTCATGCGCCCAGTCTTCGGAATAGAATGTGACCGGCTCGGCGTCGTCCAGTGCAATGCCGATCACGGCGATTTGACCGGATCCGCCATCGAATGAGGTCTTGCGCCACTGTTCTTGCGCGGCTTCCTCGAGCTTTTCATCGCGGAAGCGTTCTACCCACAATTCGAGCGCCTTATCCTTCGATGTGTACTTGATCTCGCTCGCGTCGGTCATGCCCAGATCGGCGCAGGCCTTTTCCTTCGTCAGCGTGGAGGGGGCCTTGAAGTTCTCGCGCAGATCGGCGCGAATCGCTTCGAGCACGGCGGGGTTTGTCGAGGGTATGGTCTCGATGTCCAGAGTCACATTCATTATTGCCTCCTTAAATGATTGACCAGGCTGCGCGGGCGTATGCCGGAGCAAAAGGCACATCGTCGTCGTAAGCCCCGCCGTCGTGCGGACCGGTGTCGTAATCCTGGTGCGATGCCGTGGCGGGGCGCTTCTTCATCGGGCGGTCAGCGAGTTGCGCAACCCGTAACGCCAGCGCTTCGGGCTTTGTCTTGCCATTCAGAATTTCAGCCGCCACCAGCTCCGTGCCAGCTTCGAACACGCCGACGAGCTTTGCGGTCCATGCCGTCTGACCTTGATTCTTGCGGCTTTCCTCTTCGGTCTTCTGAAGCAGGAAGCCGATTGGCTTGTTGGCCAGCTCAGGAAACACCTGGCCCTGCTCGGTGTATTCCTGCTTCGTATCCTTGTTCCAGCGCTTCACCGGCCCCGGAACAGGCTTGATGCCGCGCAGCTTCAGGCACGTCATGAGAGCCATCAGCAGGTCATAGCCAGACAGCTTTTCGCCGTCCTTCTTCATCGTATAGACGTACTGGCGAGTCTCCCGGCCATCGTTGGCTTGCAGGTTAAGGACAACGCCGCGCGTCCCCGTCTGTGCCTCGATATCCTCTGCATAGAGAATCTTGCCGATGTACTTGCCAGTTTCGTTGAGCCACTTGCCGGTGAAGTCGGCATTCATCGCGGCTTGCTTGTCGAGTTGATACATGTCTGATTTCCTTTAGGCTGCTTGCTTGAGGTCGTAATAAGCCGTGATGGCTGCATCCACCATCGCGAGGTCATTCTCGATATGGTCGGATTCGAAAAGGCCCAGCGGACTCTTTACTGTGTCCTGGCCGTTGTTCCTAGTGCTGAACGTGTACTCGCCGTTCGTCACGCCAGTGCGTAGAACGATAGTGACAAGTCCCTCCATGACGATCTTCTCGTCCAGAAGCTTGCCAATCGTCTTGATCTTGGTCTTTCCGAAGTCGTCGGTGCTGGTATGACTGAGGATGTATACGCGCTTGTGATCCGGCAACGAGCTCGCCGCCATGAGGATGTCCCAGGCATGGCGGGCGATTTCGTTGTACTTGGCGAACGCACCATTACCCGTCTCAACGTCCGTCACACGCCGCATAAATTCGTTGGCGAGGCAGTATTGAAAATCATCAAGCACAATGATTTCCTTTTCGGTGCGCTGCATGGCGGCCACGATGTTTGCGCTGTTATCCGTCACGTAGACAGAACCACCCTTACCCTTGACGATTGGCTTCCATGCGCCAGATCGGAATGGCAGCGGCTTTTTCACCGCCTGAATCAAAAGGGTCTGGCTCGGGTCCAGATTGCGCAAGCTGGTCGTCTTGCCGGTTCCGCTCTCGCCGATGATTAAGGTTGCTATGCTCATTTTCAGATTCCTTGTTTGATTGGGATTCCTGCTGCTCGCGCTCTTCGCATTCCTGCTGTTGACGCCAACCTGGGCCATCGTCGGAGGTCACGCTGCCTTCTCCTCGGGCGCCTTAAACGCCGCCGCATTGAATTTTTCGAGCCAGCCGACAACGACAAGCGGCCTCACATCGAAGATATCCGCCAGCCTCGCAACGATTGCTTCGTCGCCCGGCCCGTTCTTTTCAAACTGAACACGAACCCGGCGAGCCTGTTCGCGCTCGGCGGCTTCTTTCTCGGCCTGCAAACGAGCAGCCTCGGCGGCTTCTGCCTCGGCGACACGTCGGGCCTCGGCTTCCGCAGCGGCTTCCGCTTCCTCGCGCTGGCGACGAGCCTCAGCGTCTTCCCGCTCCTTCGCCTCAGCCTCACCCAGCAACCGCCGGATCTCCGCAACCGCCGTCGTCTTGGCGCTTTCCGCTGCACCGGCCAGGATGCCGAAGCGTTCCGGGTCGAGTTCCCATGCCTCGGTCTCGGCGAGCGTCTCCCGGATGCAATCGATAGTGCCGCCCTTGCGCACGCCCAAGCGCCCTTGAGTGGCGATGATTACCTGCTGCTGGATGCCCTGAATCTCGGACATGGCGGCGTTCATCTTGTCGGCGGCAGCTTGCTGTTCGCGCATTCGGGCTTCGTGTTGAGCCTGTTCTGCCCGCATTGCCGCCGCTGCCCGCTCATTGGCTGCACGCTGCTCCGCTTCCGCCGCCTCGCGCTTCTCACGCGCCTGCTTGTCGGCCAGCGCCTGCCGGTCTCGCGCCAGTTGCGCCTCAACTTCCATCGCAGCGGCAAGGTCTGCGAGTCGCTTGGCTTCCAGCCTGTTTTCTTCGGCCACTCGCTCGCGTTCGATGCGATCCAGTTCGGCCTGGCGGGCAGCTTCGGCTGCAGCCAGCTCGACCGCCGCTTGCGCCACCCACATTTCCCTGAGCTTGTCGATCGTGGCAATCTTCGCCATCTCACCTTCGCCCGCGAACTCCTGGTGTGTGTCAAGCGTGATTTCAGTCGCTTCCAGACTCTCGATTGCTATCGCGATGGTCTCCGACGACTTACCGACCATCATGGTAGGAATCGCAGCCATATCCGCGATACGCGATCGGATGTCGCCAACGCGCTTTTGCTCCGCTTCGAGCTTGGCTTGACGTTCTGCCTCTTCGGCTTCGTCCCACTTGTCACGCAGGCCAAGCAATCGCTTTTCTGGTGGCTCGATAATTCCAATCAGGAACTTCTGCCGCTCGATTACCGCCTTCTGAAGCGCATTCGCATCCTCGCGCGCCGTCTCGCCGGTCTTCTTGGTGGCGATACGCTCGTTCGCCAACTCCATTGCGGCGGCATGTACTTGCTGGCGAGCGGCCTTGTTTTTCACTTCAGTGATATCGGCGTATTTTTTTGCCAGCGCCTTCAATGCCTCTTCGCGCTCGACACCGCCTAGGGCAATTACCGCGCGATCCTGAACGGTCAGTGCTACTTGTTGCGGCTGCTCGGTGGCAACCAGTTGGGTTGAGTCAGTCACTTAGGGCCTCTCTCCAAGATTGGGTTGTGCTGCAAAATGGGCCGATCGTCATGCCCGGTTCGGGCTCCAGGCGGATCGTGCTACCAGCCGGAAGGTCATCGACAGCATCGAGGCAGAAGCCTCGGGCCTCGTCGCCGGCCATGTCAGGGCAGCAGTACTGCGCATTCGATTGGCGGGTGATGTGGATCGCGTCGAAGAACTCGAAGTCGGTCACGGTTTCGACTCCTCGCGCGCCTTTATCCATTCCTGAACCAGTCGTGCAGTCACGATGTATTCAGGTGATGGCGTTTTGGTTATTTCCTGACCGGGAACATAAACGCGCCAGATTGCATCGCGCAGTTCTTTTGGCAATGCAAACCAGTGATTTCTACATCCCCACATGGCAGGCGGGACTTCCTTGGTGCAACCGGGCCAGTGGCATGTATGCTTGCTCATAGCTCGTCTCCGCACGTCGCGCAGCAATCCCGCATATCGACGTGAATCTCTTTGCTGCCGTGGTATTCAAAACGGCCGATGCCTTGATCGCGCCGAACGAAGACGCACTCGCACTCGCAACGCCGGCAATAGCCGTAGGCGGCCTCTTCAACCGGGTCGGGTTCGGTATCGAGCAGGATCATGGCTGGCCCTCCCGCTGCGCTTCCCACTGCTTCGACCGATGGCCGTGACCGCCGAAGCCAAAGAAACCGTAGCCCGCACCCGGCGTCTCGAATCCATCGCATCCATCGCAGAGCGGAGCACCGCAGACCAACTGGCCAGTGCGGTCGCAATCGTGCGTCGCCTGCGCTTTGCATGAGCAGCACTTCATGCCGTAGTGAACCGCGCAATACTCGGACTCACCGAGTGTTGGCTTCTTGCATCGGCCTACCCATGAGACATCGAATTTGCAGGCGCTCACGTCGCACCCCCAACAGGCAAGCAATGCGACACAGCCACACAGCCCGATTTCCCCTCTAGCCAAACGACCGCGGTATGCCCGCTCAAGACTTCAGCGGGCGTGCGCGTGGCGTACTCGGTGACTGGCCCGTCAGGCTTATAGGACTGGTAACGCACGCGGTCGCCTACCTTGACTGCCTTGTTGAACATGGCGACTTCATGGTTTGGATCGGGTCGTTTCATGCGATGCCCCTGACATTCATATGCGTGTACGTCCGCGCAATGCTGGGCACAACGTAGCCGGTTGAAATCGGCACGCGTGGCGAGCGCTCCAGCCGCATTTGCATCCACCGCTTACGCTGGGCGCGGTTAAGATGTGATGCATACAACCGAAGCGGCTTGCGCAATGAAAATATGCTCATCACAGGCTCCTGAAAATGGCCCACACAATCGCCACCACGATCAGACCGCAAATCGTGCCGGCCAGGACTTCGTGTTTGCGCGCGGTCGTCGTGAGCAGTTGGTTATCGTTGGCGGCTCGGCGGAGACCTTCGTCTGAGAGGCGTTTTCTTGCCTCGGCGGAAATCGATACGGTGTAGTCTCGGTCGGACTCATCAACCACATGCCACTCAGCAGTCTTCAGCATGACGGTCCCCTAGTTGTATTGCGTGAACATCATCACGGGCAGCCCGTAACGCTCGCTTCCCTGCCATGCGTAGTGGTCATGCATTGAGCCGGTGAGCGTTCCGAGGCGCCGCTCGTCCTCGTCGCAATCGCGAACGGTCAGACGGTCGCTACCATCGATCTCGCCCCAGTCAATCGGATCACCCCAGTCGTCAACCGGTACGCCATCAACGAATTTCTCGAGGCCGGTTCCCGACTCGCCCGCATCGGCAAGAATCTGTTCCCATGACTCGGCGGCGAATATTTCGGATGGCTCACCAATCCAGAAGAATCGAACGTTGCTCATCTCACTCCCCAGCAAACCAGATTTAGCAGCGGCGCACCAAGCACCAGGATCAATGCGACTGAACCTGCGCCAACGCAGCAGAGAAGAATCAGTGCACCAGCAAATACGTCGCTGCGAGCACCGCTTGCCGGCTCCCGTTCTTCGCCGCTTATCTGGCGGGCGATGCGGGAGGAGAGGCGACGGAGAAAGAAGGGTCGTGGGCTCATCGCTGGCCTCCGGTGGCCGCACGCATCAACGCCGCAGGTGCTTGCCAGTTGTCCGCTTTGCCTTGCGTGGCGATCTCAGCGACGCCGACAGTCGCAACATCGGCAGGACGCCAGATCGTTCCGCATTCGTGGCACAGGTGCGAACGGTGCGGCGGGTTCTCCCACGAATGTGCTTCAGCCATGCACATAGGGCCGTCTTCGTCCGCGCCACATCCGCCACCGCAATCTGGCCAGCGACAGTCGAGAATCTCAGGCGCATCAATATGCTGCGTGTTGCACTTCGGGCAAAACAGCAGCATCGGAATTGGCTCCAGTTCATCACTCATCGCCACTCCCCTATCCCCACTCCAGCAGCCTCGGATAGCAGGCGTTTCTGATGGGTATCAGCCTCGTTCCGGTTTCCCCATGCGTCGTCGTCCCACAGTGCGACGCCGGGGTTCTCCTCGTCCTGCTCGGGCTGTGCCTGGCGGGCGAGCTTGTCGTACAGGGTAAAATTTGCGTGCTTTCCCATCGCTATCTCCAATAGGACAACTTAATTCAGTGTTTTGCAGGGTTACTTCGCTACGTCAGTCCGACACCCGAGTTGTACCGTCTACGGCTAGCTACGCAATAACGGCTCGGGATTGGACTGCATCCGCTTTTGGCCCTGGCGGACGATGACTGCCGGGGCGGCGTTCCCGGTACGTCCTATGGATTGCTGGATCAGTCATCGTTCGTCAGGGCGCCGGTCTTTCCCGGCTGTCAGCGTATTAAGAGGCTCGCAACTCTCGGTCTATCCCGGCTGTCTCTCAGCGCCAGGAACGCTTATCCGCTCCTAGCGTATTCGCCTATACCACTTAGGCCGACGACCAGCGATCACATGTATTTGCTCATGAAGGATCGGCGACTTCGCATATCGATCTCCTTAGGTTAGTTGCCCAGATATTCGGCCCGACTGGGATTCGCCGTTCTATGCCGGATCACGCCGGTACGTACTGCAAAACCCGCATTAGGGAGCGACCTATCTGCGCCCGTCGCCGTCGCCTGGATTCGACCCCCGCTCTCCGACCGTCTGCGTCACGCGCATCGTAACCAGCACTTAACGGGATAAGTCGCTCCGCAATGCGTACTTGAACGCCGTCTCTCCGGCTGTCGCACCACTCATTGCGCCCACTACAGGCCCGGTAGGTGTCACGTCGAGTTCGGCTAAGCCGCCACCTCAACCGCCTCAATCAGCGCGGCAATCGTGTCGAAGCGAAACATCACGTCGTCATCCAGTTCGACCTTCAGGACATGCTCCACTGTCAGGCCGATCTCGACGCGATCCAGGCTGTCCATCTTGTGTTTCTGCGACAGGGAATCGTGGTCGGCTATTTCGGCGGGAGACATGCAGAGTTGTTCGGCGACGATGGAGCGGGGCTGCTCGGCGGTAGTGGTCATTTCAGCCCCATGCGCCGATCGGCATCACCAGCAGCCCTGCAAATTGCCACCGCGAATATCACAACGATGACATACGCGGCCAGACCGGCCGTCAGATACGTTGCAAACATGGATCCTCCTAAGGCAAACAGAATTGCGATCCACCGCAGCGGCCTTCATAGTCGCCATCGGCTTCCACCTCTTCCCATACGTACCAACCGGTATCGCCGTTCTCGTAGGCTTTAATCTCTACGGTCTGCGTCTTGCCGCAGCCGGTGCATCTGAGCCGTGCCGTAGCGTCGGTATCAACCTCAGCGGCCTTCTCGCCGCCCCGCTCGCTGAACCATGATCCGAAGTCGCGCATGGCTAACACCACACCACATCGCCGTACGATGCCGACTGAACAAGCTTGCTGTTCGCATACCAATCAAAGTGATCAGCAAAGAACAACAGGCAGTAGACGAGTGCGCGAGGTGCATAAGCCCTGACGCCGTAGTCGCTGTAGAACATGATCTACTCCGCTTCAACAATTTCGCCGCTAGCATTCAGCGCGTAAAAAACCATCGGTCAGGCCGCGTCCTGCTTTTCTTCGGATTCTGCCTCGACCCAATATCCCGTCATCAGGTTCGCGGGTTTGATCTTCGCGGTAACACGGCCGCTCAAAGCCCAATTGGAAGTTCGCAAGCGCAGCGCCGCGAAGATTCCGAAATCTTGGCCTGCCTCGATGCCCCAGCCTGCCTCGATGCCCCAGCCTTGATGCCCGAGCCTGCCCGCAACGAAAATTCGATCTTGATCGAGCCTTTAACGACTATCGAGCCAGCGAACACGAACGATTTACGCTCCAGTGCGTCGACTTCGAGCACATCGCTCGTCTTGCCAAAGGCATTGAGCAGCCAGCAAGCATCATCAAACCGGTCGTCATCGCACAGCGTATCCAGGATTTCCTGATACTCGCCGCCGTCAGGGAATTTCCGCAGATACCATTCGTAGCCATCGGAACAGGGATGCTTTTCCTTAAGCAGTTCTTTGGTGATTTTCATCATTTCTCCGTTTGTAGTCCTAAGCGCCTACATCAAAGTGACGCCCAAGTTATTCAATAAGCCGCCTGGCGGGCGGCATCCCCTATCGCTATGGCCAGATGGCCGGTCGTATGCCCCTTATCTTGGGACGGGAGTTCAGCATTCAGCGAAGGCGACTTACTGGACCAGTCTGTTCACCACCGTTTATCGACAATGGAAGTCGCCTTCGCTCAAAGCAGTCCGTGACGTGGACCACTCGGCCTGCTTTGGTAGGCTTCACCCAGGTTGTCAGGCCCGGCAGTGTGCTGCGACCCATGTCGTCTTTGGCGCCGTCCACTGGTTAGCGAGGGTGGGTACTCCTCAACCATCGGGCAAGTGATTAACCCATGCGGGCTTTCGTGCCGCTCTCAACGGGCTAGGCTTCAGCCTCGGGTGACGGTGTTGGTCACTTCATGGCAATCTCCATTGGAGAGAACGTAATCGCGAATCAGGCGCATCGAGTGAGCATCCGCATCCGCGGTAGTTCCAGAGAGGACGGACGCATCCAAAGGCGTACACATGCGGTCAAGTGCGGCCATCACGTTCGCCGGAATTTCAGTGCGCCGTTGTGACAACGCAGCTTGCCAAGCAGCCCAGCAATGGTAGAAGTGAAAGTTGTTGATCCCTTCTTCTGAGGCCCATTCCTCGAATTCCGGGCTAGGCTTCGCGTCTTCGTCAATCATCTTCCCCTCCCGTATCGCTGCAGATGAATTCAGTGCCGGTCTATTCCCGGCTGCCACTATCGGTGTTTCGCACTATTGCTTGCCGGCTTTCCGTCTAGGCCTGCGCAGGTAACAGATCGCCAACTCATGCTGGGTTTCGATAGATTCCCTCTGCTCGGTGGTACTGCAATTCTCACGAAGGCGCGCGTTAGTTTGCGGGGAGCCGTCAGCTAACCATACTGGCCTGCCATCGCGGGAGCTTTGGACTAACGGCGATCGGTTCCGCGAATACTTGGCTATGCAGGGACCTCGCGCGCCTTCGTGAAAACTGCATCGCATACGCACCCGGCTACACCTGGCCGAGCCAGTTCCGGGTTGCGTATGTCTGTTATCAATCTCACCGTGGATCACTAGCCGAACCACCACGGTTTGATAGCCTCGGGTCTTTCATCTGGAGTCGAGGGTTGCGTCCAGTGCCTACTGTCTCGCTTTAACTTGCGAGCTATCAGCATGTACGGCCTTGCGGCCGGTTTATCGCTTCATTGCAGTGTTCGAATGTCGTCAGGGCTGGCGACTTGGCCGGTCGCAACTCCAGCGCACAGGTCGGCTGCGTTCAACTCCGGCGCTTAGATGGGAGGGGATTGCCCGACTCGGCAACATCACCATCAATCCGCGCCATCTGTTGGCGTGTCCAGGCTTCCACGCCGCAAGTCGCCAGCACTGACTAACACTCGAATCTGCGTTGTTAATGAACGTTTGCCAAACCAGGACGACGCCATGCGCCTGTGTTCCTCTACTGCGGCGATTTGTTCTGCGCGGCCATGCGCATTTAAAGCGGTATCCGTACTGCTTTGGCTGGAACCAAAGCGCTGCGGACAGCTAGAGTGAAAATACTTCGTCTGCGTGGCGCCGCGCGCTTGCAAGTTTTGCGCCGTCAAGCGGTTCGTCTGTGTTGGCCGACGCCTCGCCATCTTTGCCCAGCAATATTTCTCCAACTGCGACGTCCACGGCATCCTCTGCGGTCTCGTCATCTTCGACTTCGACAAGCACGCGCTTCCAGATTGAGACGTTCACTTCGAACCACTTGCTCATCTCTATCTCCAGTCAAACCACTTCGAACTGAGCTACCTTTGAGCGGACCCACGCGATGCGGGCAATATTCAAATGCAGGACGCCGCCATCTTGCTCGTTGTCGTACATATGGCATCCGCCAAATGGGTATGCCTTGTCGAGGCCGTCATCAGCAAATGCTTTCTTGAGTTCTTTAAGGGCTTCCACGCCGGGATAGCCATCCCAGAAAACGAAGTTCGTGCAGAGACCGACGTAGCGATCAAACGGCTCTTCGTTAAGAGCGCCACAGTCGACCCACTCGAGATATTCTGAGAGAAACGCCTTGAGGTGATCTGACATGCTCGCTCTCCTGTCCTGGTTGGGTGGTGTGTTGTGCTGCCTTGAGATGAATCTTATACAAGCGTTTTTGTAGCGTCAAGCACTGGTTACAATTATTTTTGTAGATATGCCCGAAACAAACTCCATCGCCTAAACTGGACTTGTTACCAGGAGGCCACCATGACGCGAGAAGAGGTATTGCTACGGATGACCGAGGTCGAACCCGAGGGAAAGTGGGCGCCGATCGAGAGGTATGCAGATGTGCTGGCCGAGCTGGAGCGGATGCTCAGTGACCGGGAAATGCGGGTATTGGTAGAGGCCGGCGCGCGGCTGGTGAGGCTGAGTTATCCGGAGGTATTTGGGATGCGGCGGATATGAAAAAGCCCCGGCAGGCGGGGCTTATGGAAGTTCTTTGACCTGCTTAATAGGATAGCGAATAGTCGCCAGTCACTCCGTTGTACACGAGCAGGCATTTTTGTAAAATATCGCGCCCTATCAATCCCATGATGCCCTGTGGCGCGAGACTTGATTCGATCACAGGAATAGCTGGCAGCACAAACGCCGGGGCTTGCAAAACACCACACGGAATGATCATCTGGACGTCATACATATTGCATTGGTGAAGGACGCCATTTGTCGATGGTGTTTGCACGCCAGTGGTGCCGGTCGGCTGAAGCCCCAAGGGGGCAACCAAACCTTGGTCAACAACGGTATGGCTAGCCCCGGTATCAACCAGGAAAAGGCCGCTTACTGGCGCGGGGAGTGGCACCTTGGCTGCCAACATTGCCTGCATGCGAGGTGCGCTCGGCAAAATAAACACGGTCAGCACAGGGCCTTGCGTAGTTATTTTTAAATTTATGCCGGGCATGTAGCAAGATATGTTCGGGTGAAGTTAGCAACGCTTTCCGTCCTGGTGATAAGCTTAACCAAGAAGGGGTCGAGTCCAAAGCGCTCATATCCCAATTTCAATGCATCTTCGTATGTCTCGAAGATTTCGATTGGTTGATCACCCTTGATCAGGGCATATTTACCTTCATCCTTCCAGAGAGCAGGCAGTTCTGCTTTGAATCTTGCGAGCTCTGTTTCGAGAGCGGCCATGATTTTACCTCAAAATGAACAGGTTCTTGACAACACTAGAAGTTTAGCATCCGTATCCGACCAGTCGATCCGCGAACAGAAATATTTTTGCCGCCCTAAAGACCCACGTGTTTGGTGCCGTAATTCTCAGGGGTGCTCGGTGCGCTAGGTCGCACACGTCGGAACCAACTGCCATTGCAATTGATTGCAAAGTACACAACTGGACAGATCCGCTCAAACTGTCCAGATTGCACCCTCACCGCCTCCGGTACTTCCGGTGCTCTCCCGCGCTATTCTTGCCTGTTTCGAGATTCAACGGCCGATCCCCGCGGCATGATCGCAGCGACGCGATGAATGTGTACGATCTCGGTCATCGGTCTGGTGATCGGCGGAACACCGTTATTGATCGATCCCAGGCAGACGTCACCGTCGCGGATCCACAGCAACTCCTTCACAACGCAGCTGCCATCCATAAATTTCACGACCACGTCATCGCCTGGCTGGGCCTCTACGTTTGGCTCGACCGCAATATATTCACCGCTTTTTATACGGGGTCGCATGCTGTCGCCCCGCACCTTCAGCCCATAGGCACCCGCATCACGCGATCTTACTTCGGGCAAATGGCTATGCCCGTGTCCTGCTGGGTAGTCATCAATGCTGATGTATCCGTCAGGCCCTCCCTGCACTTCCCCAACAATGGCCACGGAGCGTCCCTCTCTCAGTTCTAGTCTGTCGCCGACATTCGATTCTATCGGCTCACTGGAAATGCTAGACCGTCCCGCCAGAGGCAAATTGACAATCATGCCCCTTTCTTGTGCGCTGATTGAGGTATCGGGGATATTGGAATTGTGCTGGGCAAATGTCGCCTCTCGTGGAACTGGCGCAACGCCCTTTCCATAGGCCAGCCACCCTGCGTCGCACTCGAGAACTTCGGCGAAATGCTGTGTGTATTTGCTGGACTTGGCATTGTTGTTGTGGTTCAGCAAGTACTGAATGTTCTGCGGCTTGCAGCCATCCCCGACCCGTCTAGCCAACTCGCTCTGGTCAGACTGGGGATTGAGTCCAGCGCATTTCATGGCCCATTCAAGGCGATCGGCGTAAGTAATCATACAAAGGATTTTGTATAAAACCGCAGCAAAAGTGCTTGTAGGTTTTTGTCCCCTGTGCTACAAATATGCTTGTAGACATTCACAGGCGCACCATGAAGAAATCTCCTCCTGACACCGGCATCGCCAAAGCGATCGCAATCGCTGGCAGCCAAGTCAAGCTCGCAGCCCTGATCGGCGCAAACCAGCAAATGGTTTCGTACTGGAACAAGGCTGGCATCGTTAGCGATACCGGAATGTGCGCCGCCATCGAACGCGAAACAGGGGTTCGGTGCGAGGAGCTTAATCGCAATGAAGACTGGGCAACCTTGCGGCTTGTTCTGTGCGCGCCGGATCGTGACAACTTCGCGGCATCGGACGACACGCAACCACCAGTTGGCGGCTCGGTTGATGACTCGCCCTTGGCAAAGATGGTGGCCTAAATGACCCCGATTGAATCGTTGCTGAGCAGTCTCGACTGGCGGGAAGTCGAAAACGTCATTGCTGGCGATTTGCCCTATGCGACGCACGAAGGTTTCATGGAGTTGTTGGGCGTGCGTCTGCGCTGCTACAGGCTCAGTACGGGTCAGGCAATCATTCATCAGGACGACATGGTCGCCCTGCTCGGGTTGCTTGATGTGAATCTTCCTACTTCTGGCGACGAAAAGATGGCCCCAATGGTTTCGGTTTGACACGTTAGTAGTCCTTTTTTTCTTGGCGTCTTTGTTGACGCCTTTATTTGGCCCTCTTTGCATCTGGGTAATCAAGTTGGGAAGCATCTGGGGTCTGATTGCATTTACCTAAGGGAGGTCGTGATGGAGCAGTTTGAAATGCGGATGTTTGCGATGTACCAGGAGCCTGTGCGGCTTCCGGACGCGCAAATTGAAGCGATGACGTTTGAGAGCGCGCTTTCGAAGGCGCTAGAGCACGGTCTCAAGCGGTTCGATCGCAAGACGTTGGCGAAGTTGTGCGGCATTCACTATCCGCACTTCGGCGATCTGATCGCCGGGCGTCGGCCCTTTCCTGCCGTCAAGTTGTCGCGTTTCTGCATGCTGACGGCTTGCGACTATCCGCGGCAATGGATCGAAACGCAGGATCGGCGCGAGCTGGAGCAATACAAGGCTCAGAGCGCACAAGTTGTTGGCGAGTACATTCAGAAGGCCATGGGGAGAGCGGCATGAGCGAATTGATCATCCAGGCGCGCCGGGCAACGACGCTTATCTCCGGAGCATGGGCAGCCCACGTTGAAGTCAGCAAGGCCGTCGCACGCGGCGATCTTGCACCCGTTGCCAGCCTACGCTGCGTCGATTGCGGCAACCCGGCGCACGCGTACGATCACCGCGATTACGGCCGACCTCTTGATGTCGAGCCTGTCTGCACTCCCTGTAATGCCATTCGGGGCGCCGCTAAACCCAGCGAAGAATCACTGTTGGCTCATGCGGGCGCCACGCTCGAAAGCGAAGATGGATGGAAGGCACGCGCGGTAGTCCCAGTCCTTCTCGGCGCGGCGTTGATTGCAAGCGCTAAGACCTACCGCCAAGCAGTTCGGCTGGCTTGGGCATACCGCACGAGCCAATATATGACTCGAGCCTCCTTGGCCGAGCGTATCGGCGCCTACGCATCGCATGTCACCGATTACTTCCACACAGACGATGCTTCGGGCCGGCGCAGTCTGCCGCCTGAACTCATTGACGACTTCGAGTGTGCAGTCGGGAATCGTGCCGTCACCCAATATCTGATGCGCAAGACCGGCCTTTCCATCATGGAAGAAGTAATTGCTATGCGGGCGGCAGCATGACCGTCTCCGATCTCATCGAAGAATTGCAGAAGTTTCCAGGCCATCACCGCGTGTTCATTGAACACGAAGTACCGACCATGGATCATTGCGGTATCGCAACCGACTGGGCGGCTATCCAGACGCTGCGCGCGGATCGCGACTGCACTGTCGTAATTGATGGCGTTAGGAGCATCGCGTGACCAACACCCCCACCAACGGCGCGGTCACTACCGCCATGCAGCGCGACCACTGGTACCGCAGCCTGCGCTACGTGCCCCGCGACCGCTCCATCGTCGACCGGATTCTTGAGTCGCCCGCGACCTTTTTCGTCTCGCTTGGGCTGCTCTGTGCGCTGTCTATTGCTGGTGTTGTGGAGTGTTTGATGGGAGGTGTGCTGTGAACGTGAAAGTTGGTGATCTGGCTTACCAGACTTACGAGGGAACTTCCTGCGGGCGAGTCTACGAAGTGCTCAGCATCAATTGCGACCATCTTCGGTGGGGGCGAGTTTGGAATGTCCGTTGCGCCAATCCTTTGCAGACATTCGATCCCCACACTGACGCACCCGTTGCGTTTTCAACCGATTTTCAGTGCCCGGACGACTGGCTGCGTCCGATCTCCGGCGTTCCTGTCGACGACGAGGTAATTGAAGACCTCCGGGAGCCAGCATGAAGCCTCTGCTGATTCTCACCTCCCTCGTCCTCGGCGGATTCCTCGCGCTCTGGGCAGTTTGTGCGCTGGTTATGCGGGTTCAGGGGGCGCTATGACGAAAAAGGCACTTGCCAATACGTCTTCCTTGGCATCGATTGGATTGCAGGCGATCGAGACACAGAAAGCTCGCCGCGCTTGGCTTGACGCGGTGCGTGCGAACGGTCTCGCCTTAAAGGAATTCGTCACCGAAGTGGGTGAATCGTATGTCTTCGGCACTGACGATCCTGATCCAGTCATCGAAGAAACATATGCGGCTCGACGCGCGGCAGCCAAGGAAAGTCTCAAGCAGGCCCGCAAGCTTCGCGCGGCAATCACTCGGTATCTGGAGGAGCGGGCATGAAACGCGACCTCTTCAACGCCCCGTCGCCTACGTGGCTCGAACAATCCGAACTCGCCCGCAAGATCGCACAGGCAAAGAAGGTTGAAAAGAGCCAGCTGGTGACCCTTCTGTGCGCCTCACTCGCGCGGATGACCGAAAAGCCGAAGCACCGGAGGCCGCTGTGAGCGCTCGATTATCCAAGGCAGAAATGCGCATTTCTAGGGCGATGGATTCGCTTGTCAAGAAGCTGCCGGCCGATGCTTTCCCGATCGCCGATCCCGACCTTGCAGCACTGTCGGAACTGCTGCATCGCATGTCGGTGTGCAACGAGGATACGCCGGCAACGCGGATGGCTGGTGAGGCTATCAGAAGGCTGCGGGCTTATTTGATGAAGGGGAAGTGAATGGCTTGGGGATTTGTTTACGTGCTGTCGAATGATTGCATGCCAGGGATCTACAAGATTGGTTTTACGGAGCGAGCCCCTGCTGAGCGTCTTGAACAGTTGTCTTCTGCAACATCTGTTCCCGTGGAATTCGACCTGGTTTTGTTTGCGCAGGTGAAAAACCCGCGCGCCCTAGAAAAGAAACTTCACGATCATTTCGATATGGATCGCGTGAACCCCGGACGAGAGTTCTTCAATTGCTCAATCAGAGAGATCATGCGCGTCCTGGAGGATTCCGTTGACCGCGAGCAGATATTCACCGGACTAAATTTCCCGACAATCGAATGGGACGAAGAGTGCGCAGATATAGATCGACGGCGCCAGAGCGTTCTAGATCATTTCTTTGAGCAATCCCACGACCCCATTCACTGGTCGCAGTTTCGTGGTTTTGATTAAGGCGGCCGAGTGTCAGATGCATCACCGCAACTCGAGAACGGTTATACGAGGCTCGCTAATGAGCTTCTGGACGCGCTCATTAGCGCGGGTCTAACAGCTAGGCAATGGGCGGTCGTGATGGCGATCATTCGTAAAACGTACGGCTTCAACAAGGCTTCCGATGAAATCGGTCTGTCGCAGTTGTCTGCCATGACGGGTCTCGACAAGTCGAACCTGAGCAGAACCGTGCGTGAACTCGAAGGCACCAAGGTGATTCATCGTGGCGACGGAACCCATGGTCATACGCTTGGCATCAACAAAAATCACAAGCAATGGGAGTTGTCGAATCAACAACCCCAGTTGTCAAAACAACAACCGTTGTCAGAACAACAACCGTTGTCAGAACAACAACCGTTGTCAGAACAACAACCGGGGGGTTGTCAGAACAACAACGAAGGGGTTGTTGAAACGACAACTAAGGGGTTGTCAGAACAACAACCACAATATACGTCTTTAAAAACACCTCAAAAGACAACTCCAAAAGACATGAGCGCTGGCGCGCTCGCCGCTCGCTTCGATACGTTCTATTCGGCCTATCCGAAAAAGCGCAACCGAGGCAGAGCAAAGAAGGCTTTCCTGAAACTAAAGCCTGACGATTCGTTCCTGCAAATCATGCTTGAAGCCGTAGAGGTCGCGAAGCGTTGTCGCGATGACTGGCGCAAGGATGGCGGCCAATTCATTCCTTACGCCGAAGCTTGGCTCAACGCCGAGGGATGGGCCGACGGGGTAGATCAAACCGAATATTCGGATGCCGAACTTGCTGTGATCGATTCTTACAACGCTGTCATGACAGGCGATTGGCCGCGGGCTGTAATCGACCCGTTCAGTCCGGCGCGCGCCAGCGATATCCGGATGTTTCTTGAGTTCGCTCCTGAAAAGCCGGATATGCCGACGAAGTATTTCGAGCATTGCGAGGCGAATTTGAAGCCTGTCGAGAACCTAGGGTTCGAATGGCTAATCGACCGCGAAACGTACATCCGCGTGAAAGAGGACGCAGTAAAGCACAAGGAATCGAAATGAACGCACCGGACCGCATCCCCCAAGACCACGGCCTGACCGTCCCGCCACAGGCTATTGAGGCCGAACAGTCCGTGCTTGGAGCCCTGTTTCTCGACAACGACGCCATCGATCGTATCCCCGACCTGCGCGCCGAGCATTTCTATCGCTACGACCACCGGATCATTTTCGAGCACATCACGCGAATGATTATGGCCGGCCGGCGCGCTGATGTAATCACGGTCTACGAGTCGCTTGGCGCTGCCGGCAAGGATCAACAGGTAGGCGGCCTGCCCTACCTCAACGACCTCGCGCAGAACGTCCCCGGCAGCGCCGGCATCCGCCGTTATGCCGAGATCGTGATCGAGCGCGCCCAGTTGCGCGGCATTTTGTCTGCGGTCGATGAGATCGGCGCAATGGTGCATAACCGTTCCGGCAAGACGGCATCCGAAATCATTGCCGTGGCGCAGGAACGTCTTGAACCGCTGGCCGAGGCGCGTAGTTTCGAGCCGAAGGAAGTCGGCCCGGTCCTGACGCACATCGTCGAGGAAATTGACGCCCGGTATCACGGCGCCGAACTCGCCGTGACTTCGACGGGCTTTGTCGACCTGGATGCAAAGCTGGGCGGTGGCATGCGCGGCTCGGAACTGATCATCGTGGCCGGCAGGCCCTCCCAGGGCAAGACGGCGTTCTCAATGAACATCGGCGTCAAAGTGGCCCGCTCCGGCGGCGTGGTTCTCGTCTTCTCGCTCGAGATGTCGGCGGAAGCCCTGCATCAGCGCAATCTCGCCAACGTTGGCGGCATTCATCTCGGGCACATCCTGGACGGGAAGAAGATCACCCTGGAAGACTGGCCGCGCCTCACCTACGCCGTTCAGGTTATGTCCGAGATGCAGATGCTGGTTGACGACGCTTCCGGACTTTCGCTGGCCGAGATCGTCAGCCGCAGTCGTGCCGCGAAGCGCCGCGCCGGCCGTCTGGATCTGGTCATCGTCGATTACCTGGGCCTGATGACCGGAGGATCCGAGGAAAGCCAGAACCTGCGCATTGCCAGCTATTCGGCGGGCCTCAAGGGCCTCGCCAAGCAACTCAATATTCCCGTTCTTGTGCTGGCCCAGCTTAACCGCGGTGTCGAGCAACGCCCGAACAAGCGTCCGAACATGTCCGATCTGCGCGACTCAGGCGCAATTGAGCAGGATGCGGATGTGATCCTGATGCTCTACCGCGATGAGGTCTACAACCTCGATAGCCCGGACAAAGGCACCGCCGAACTCATCATCGGCAAGCAACGCAACGGCGAGACCGGCATCGTGCGACTTGCGTTCATGGGCGAGCACCAGAAGTTTGCGGACATGGCGCCGGGTTATGTGCCGGTTCCTCGCAAAGCGCCTGAAAAAGCACGGCGCGGATTCGAATAAAGCATTTGGCGCTGAGGCAGAGCAGCAGTTGAAGGATGGGCTTAAACACATGTGGGAGAAGAGAAATGCTAAACCGTGAAAAACCATCACTGAAAATCGTGATCGATACGATCGCACAACATGGCCCCTCCGATATTGAGCAGCTAATCGGCATGCTTCCGATGTCGCACACACCAATCTACAAGCTGTGCAAGCTTGCGACGGAGCAAGGCTACCTGTCGTCAGAGCGGATCAAGAAAGAGGGCGTCTGCGGTCGCCGTCATCTGACCTATACGCGGACTGAGAAGCCGTATGCGCCCCCCAAGGTGTCCGAGAAGACCCTGAGAAATCGCAGGGGCAAAGAACGCGCGCGCATGAAGGCAGAAAGGATGAATGGCATTGCGCAACCCTTCCGCCACTGGCAAGACGCATTGTTGTTTGGTTCCTACCCAAAGTCGTTCGAGCCGACTCTTGTCGCTGGTCGCATATTCAAACAGTCGATGGAAGTCACTGAAGACGAGTTAGAGGAGCAAGCCGCATGACCACAAAAGTACTCGACTGGCTGGCGGGGGAATGATGGACTGGACCGACAAATGTCATTTCGGCGATTGCCGGGACCTAATGGCCGAAATGCCAGAGGGGATCGCTGACGCCTGCATCACCGATCCTCCTTATGGTGACACCAGCCTCGTTTGGGATCGTCAGTGCCTGTTCTGGATTGACCGAGTCGCACGGGTTCTCAAGCCGACCGCCAGCATCTGGGTATTCGGCAGCATGCGGTTTCTCGCTCCGATGTTCGATGACATGTCGGCTGCGGGGTTCAAGTACGCCCAGGATATCGTATGGGAGAAGCAGAACGGTTCCGGGCTCCACAACGATCGTTTCCGTCGAGTGCACGAATATGCCGTGCAGTTCTACCGCGGTGTCTGGGCAGACGTCTACAAGGAGCCTCAGTTCACGCAGGATGCAACGGCGCGGACGCTACGCCGCAAGACGCGCCCTACCCATTTCGGAGAGGTCGCCGGTTCGGATGCCACCTACTCAAGCGAGGACGGCGGCCCGCGCCTTCAACGATCCGTCATTTACCAGGCCAACGAACACGGCAAAGCATTCCACCCCACCCAGAAGCCGCTAGGCATTCTCGCACCGCTGATTGCCTACTCCGTTCCTCCCGGCGGCGTCGTGCTCGATCCGTTCCTGGGTAGTGGGTCGACGGCAATCGCTGCGCGGCAACTCGGCCGCCACTGGATTGGGTGTGAGAACGACCCGGCCAGTATGGCGGCGCAAGACGAACGGTTTCGTCAATCCGACATGTTTGCGGAACCCGCATGAAACCCCTACTCCTCCTCATAACCCTCGGCCTGTTACCTGGTGAGCGGAAAGCCCCGTCCTTCAGGTCGGGGAGGATGTCAATCCGCGCGATTCTCCAAAGTCGTCGGATCACGGAGCGACAGTTCGCGTATTGGGCAGTGTTTGGGATTGCGGTGGCTATGTTTTTGATTGGGAGGTGTTGTGCATGAGCTTCATCTATTCGCGGGCGCTGGTGGAGGCATTCTTGCCGGCCAGCTTCGAGGAAACCGATGTGTCTGCGCCGTCGAGCGTGAGCCATACGCTCAAGCCGTGCTTGTGGCACGACAAAACGACGGGACGTTTCCCCCTTTCCCGGTTTGGGATGACGTGCGCACCTTTGACGGACGACCGTGGCGCGGCATTGTTGACATCGTTGCTGGCGGATTTCCGTGTCAAGACGTCAGCGTTGCAGGAACTGGCGACGGCCTCGACGGCGAGCGAAGCGGGCTATGGACTGAAATGGCGCGGATCATTCGCGAAGTACGACCCAAGCGAGTCGAAGTGGAAAACAGCCCAGTGCTCACTTCTCGGGGACTCGGACGAGTTCTTGGAGACTTGGCCGAGATGGGGTTCGATGTTGAATGGGGAGTGCTATCTGCGGCCGATTGTGGCGCCCACCATCTCCGCGAGCGCATCTGGATTCTGGCCCACGCCGACAGCGAGTCTAGCGGACAAGGGTGGTCGGGTGACGCCGATGAAGGGGCGCGAGGGTGGAACTTTGATCGAAGCGCTGTCCGCGCGCATGTTCCCGACACCATGCGCGATCGACTCGGGCGGCGGCCGGATGAACAAGAGCGCGAGCTCGGGAGCCAAGGAGCGGCCGACGCTGGGGCTGATGGCGAGAAAGGGTTTATGGCCAACGCCATGTGCAAGCGCATCCAAGGGATCGTCGCCGGCAGCGCTGACCCGCAAGGACGGAAAGGATCGATCGAACGATCGGATCGACCACGCGGTTATGGCTTTGGACGGTGGCCAGTTGAACCCGGAATGGGTCGAGTGGTTGATGGGATGGCCCATCGGGCACACCGCATTAGAGCCCTTGGCAACGGCCAGGTACCGCGAGTGGCTTGTGCAGCATTCACCATTCTCTCAAGCAAGTGAGGAAGCAGCATGAACATCCGCGATGTCCACGGCATAGATTCGGCCAAAGACCTTTACGAGCTCGCAGCCAGCTACCAGGTGCACGTATCCAGCATGGATGCACTGGTGAGATTTGCGATTGATCTCCAAAAGCGGGCGCTTGCGCAGTTTGTGGCGGCGGATGGGCCGGCGGTGGAGATTCGGGTTTTGGGAGAGACGGAGTGAGGTCTCCATACCTGATCGACGGTCCGACCTGCATCAGTCTGAGCGGTGGCCGCACGTCTGCGCATCTGCTGTTCATGATCATCCGGGCGAATGGTGGCATCCCAGCCGGAACTGTGATTCTGTTCTGCAACACCGGCAAGGAAGAAGAGGCGACTCTCCGATTCATCAGGGATATCGCCAATCATTGGAATGTCACGGTCGTCTGGCTTGAGTACCGCAGCGACAGCGAGTTTGAGGTCGTTACGTTCGAGACTGCCAGCCGGAATGGCGAGCCATTTGAGGCAATCATCCGTCAGCGCGGCGGAATCCTGCCCAATCCGCGCTCCCGCTACTGCTCAAGCGAAATGAAGACTCGCACGATGCACCGCTATCTGCGCTCCATTGGCTTTACGGAGTGGGACACGATGCTCGGCATTCGGGCCGACGAACCAAAGCGCGTTGCCACGTTTCGCCGCAACCCTCATCCGGAGACTAAAGACGAAATGGTTCTGATCCCACTCGCAGATGCCGGAGTCAGCGCGCGCGATGTTGGCGACTTCTGGCGCGCGCAGGAGTTTGACCTTGGTTTGCCGAACATGAATGGCAAGACCATGCACGGCAACTGTGATCTTTGCTTCCTGAAACCCGCTCATCAGGTCTACAGCCTGGTTGCGGAGAAACCTGAGCGAGCCATCTGGTGGGCCGAACAGGAACGTCAAGCGGAAGAATTCGCGCATGGCAATGGATGCCGGTTCCGCGATGAGCGTCCTAGCTATCAACGCATGGCGCAATACGCGAGGCAGCAGCAAGACATGTTCGACCAGTTGGAAGAATCCATTTCCTGCCTTTGCGGAGATTGACATGAGCGACAAGCAACTGTTCCGCCTGACGCACCCAACCGCCCGCCAGATGGCGTCACGTGCCTGCATCAACGCACCTGACGGCTTCGTGGTTGAAATCAAGCCCGCAACACGATCGATCGACCAAAACGCGAAGCTTCACGCAATGTTTGCCGATGTGGCACGTCAGTCTGCACTGCACGGTCGCAAGCTCACAGCCGACCAATGGAAGGTCATTTTCATTTCCGGGCATGCCGTGGCGACCGGGCTTGGTGCCGACCTGTTACCCGGCATCGAAGGCGAGTTCGTAAACATCCGCGAGAGCAGCGCGCGCATGGGCGTGAAAAGAATGGCAAGCCTCATCGAATATATGTTGGCGTGGGGAGCGGATAACGAGATTGTCTGGTCGGAGCCGGTCGCCCAAGGCTACGAACAACTCGCAGAGCAATTCGCATGACCCACGACGAAACCCGCGACTACACCGACCCCACCTCAGAGGGCAACCATCCCCGATACCGTACAGGTCGCGAATGCATCATGCCTGCGTGCAAGAAAGAAGCAGGGACGGCATGGTCAAAATATTTCTGCGTGAAGCATTCGGCGAATTTCATGCGGCAGGTTGAGGCGGTTCGGCGGCGTGTGCAGGAACAGATTGAGGGGGTAGCGAAATGACAGTCCGCAAATATTGGCAGCGGCACCCGATCCAGTTGCGCCTTATGGCGTTAGTACTTCTCGTGTTCCTGCCGATCCTATTTCCGTTGCTGGCTGTGATTGTGGCCGATTGGCGCGGTATCGCTCGTGACTACGCGGGCCAATATCGAGACGCATGGCACGCATTGGTGAGGGGCAAGTGATTCGCTCATCATTCCAGCCAAAGATGCTCAAGCCCAAGAAGTGCCGCATGTGCCCCACGGTTTTCGTGCCGCAGCGATCGATGCAATTTGCTTGTTCGCCTGCTTGCGCGCAAGCATGGTCCGCCAAACAGCGCGCGCAGAAAGAAGCCCGAGCCAAGCGCGAGGAGCGGAAGTCATTCAAGGAGCGCGCGGAGAAGATCAAGACGCGGGCGGAGCACCTTGGCGAGTTACAGGATGCTGTGAACGCCTACGTGCGCCTCAGGGATATCAACGATCCGTGCATTTCCTGCGACAAGCCAGCGACATGGCAAGGGCAATGGCATGCATCACATTTTAAATCGGTCGGCCATGCGCCAGCCCTACGGTTCAACCTGCTCAATATCCATAAGGCCTGCAGTGTCTGCAACAAGTGGAAGTCAGGAAATTACGTGGGATACAAACCCCGACTGGAAAAGAAGATTGGTAAAGAGGCGGTCGATTGGCTTGAGGGTCCGGCTGGTAACGAGCCGCTAAAGATCACCGTAGCGGAGATTAAAGAGCTTAAGAAATTCTACCGTGCCGAAGTGCGCAGGATGAAGAAGGCATTCGTCAATCAACCTGAAGAGGAAACAGCATGAACAAAGATCGTCTATTGGCAGGCGCAGCAATCGTAGTCATCCTTGGCGCAGTGATGTTCGTTTGCGCGTCCTGCGATCAGCAACCGCAACCAGTTGCATATGCGCCACAACAACAGGGGCAATCGCCCGTCATGGTGGCACAGCAACCAGCCAACGATAACTTCTTGGAAGACGTCTTTCTGTACCACATGATATTTGGTGGCAATCAGACAACGGTGGTGCATCAATATTCGCGCCCCGCTTACGTCGCGCCGCCTCGATCTACCACGGTCGTCAACAACACGACCATCATTAACCGGGCCGTGCCTGCACCGCCATATACCGCGCCGACACTGCGCCCAACAACGACCTATACGCCGCCGCGTGCCACGTCTTATTCGGGCTCGTACTCGCCGCGACCCAGCTATTCGAGCTATTCGTCGCGCAGCAGCTATTCAAGCGGGAGGCGCTAATGATCGATCTATCTGATGCCGAAGACGTAGCTGACGCCTGTTCCGTCCTTACTACCCACAAGGCCGACATAAAGGCAAACGCCGCAGAGGTAATCCTTGAGCTTGTAGCGGAGGTGCGGGCGTTGCGGGCTGATGCAGCGCGACTTGATTGGATTGAGGCGCGCATCGCGGATAGCGCTGCGGTCTGGATGCTGCCATGCGGTGAGTCGCTGCGGTTTGTGCAGGTCAGGCACTTTGGCGAGTGCGAGAACTACCCCACGGTCGAAGGTCTACGCAACGCTATCGACGCCGCGCGCAAGGGCCAACCATGAACCACGACACCAACCGCGAAGACCTGATAGGACTTGGCAGAGTAATCGTCGACCAAAACGGAGTTGGCTGGTTTGGGTGCGTCTATAGGCCAATTCAACCGCATCGGATTTGCATATCGTGCGGCGCCAAACCCGATCCTTACGGCAATCTGCCATGCCCTTGTGGGCAGAGGGAGGAATCATGCTGACCATCACCGGACTCATCTTACTGGCTGCGGGAATCTTTGCTTGGTTCGCTGGGGTTGAGCATGGACGTGACTTGGAGCGAGTCGAGCGGGAAACGCGACCGATCAAAAAGGGTCGCCGCAAGTACCGTGACGCCGATCCTGCAACATTCGGAGTAGAGGCGGCGTTTCCGCGCGATGTGCATGATGGCTCTACGCAGGATTAGCTGTGGCACATAAGCAGTACTAAGTGTATAATTTTACAGGCTTTGTTTAACGGACTCGGGGTGTGAAATGACAGAGCAATTGGACGAAAATCAGGCGTTGCATCTGTTCTGCCTTGACTGGGCGGATTGGCACCGGTCACGCAGGCTGTTCGCGCCGCCGGTACCCAAAAACATCCTCGTTCGCATCGCGGGCCATATTGGCGGCGGCGAAGTGCCTGATGCGATCCTGTCCTCGGATGCCAGCTTCTTCAATCTATCGGTGCTCGCGCAGGAAGAGTCGCGCCCCAAGATGATTTTCTATCTGTACTACATCCACAAGGTGCGCCATATCAAGATGGTAGCTGAGCAGATGGGTATCAGTACCTCGATGTGGTATCGGGAAATGCGCTCGTTCCGTGGCAAGGCTTGGCGTTCATATCGCCGCATGATGGACGACCCGGCAATGAATCCGTTCGAAGAGGCAGAGGAAGTGGCCGAGCAAGTGTGAACCTGTGGAGTTCACATCTTTCTTGACTCATTTTTCCATGGAAACAGTATCATTTCTGGAAATGTGAATTGCTGCCCCCGAAGCCCTGCCGCCGCGCGGGGCTTTCGTTTTTCTGGTGATCCCATGGCCCGTTCCGCAACTTTCCAGTCTGGCTCATTTGGCCGAGACCCGATGGAGGCGTATGCCGCGAAACAGGCCAATGAGCACCGTCAGGCGCAGGAGCCGTGGAGGCGGGATGTAAAAAACAGCCCTCTCCCCGAATATCCACGTCGATGGGAAAACGAACCCACCCCACCCCACAAGCCACTAGAACAATGGCTGGCAGAAGAAGGGCAACCGCGAAAGAGAAGTGCGGCATGGCTGGCGTTAGAGGAATTGTTTAAATGAGCGGAATGATTCTCGACCATGCTGATTACTCCGATCTGGAAGAGTTCGGCCGCATCACGATCGACCACACCTCGCGCGGCGTTGAAATCACCGTGGACGGCTTCCAGTTCGCCAGTGGTGGCACGTGCCGCGAGCACAACACCAAGGCGCTCGCATGGGCGCGTGACGTGCTGGCAGCGAAGATCTCAGCCAATGCGCTCGTCCCTGGCGGCTTCATCATCTCGATTGCCGATATGGATCAGGATGAGCTCGATGCGGAACGGGCCAAGAAATGAACCTCGAAGCCCAGCAACTGATCGACAGCCTCGAGGCGGACATCCAGCGCATGAGGATTGACGAGGCCCTGAAGGCGTCGCTTGTGGCGCGGCTGGATGCTCTCCGAAGGATGGTGCTGTGATGACCGACGCTGAGAAGATTGCCGAGCTTGAGCGCCGGGTCGATCGCCTTAAAAAGGGCATCCATCGCAATGGCGAGGTGCCTACCCCACCGATTACCTGGCCAATCATGCCAACGATGGGCGCTAAGCCGCGCTGTTCTAAATGCAATATTGAGTTGGGCTCCCCTATTGGGTACGTCTGCCCGAATTTCGGCAGTTGCCCTACTAGGCTGGCTGGCTTCAGTTGCTCCACTGCGGGCGCACCGGCCTAAATCATGATCCCCATCGCCGAATACCTCGCCGCCTGCGCTGCTGCAATAGCGCAATTCCACCTTGCCGCGGCCAATGCCTGGGTGGCTTGGGGTGATTGGCTGCTGCCGGATTGATTTGCCGTCACGCGTAGGACGGCTACGCAGAGCACACCCGGGCGGCTCTATTCTCCTCCTCGGCCCTCACCGAGTTCGCTGCTTCGGCGGCGCTTTTATTCGCGCCACGCGCTAATTGAGCAGAAAGTGGCGACCCGCCGCTCTGGCCGAAGTTGGAACTGCTCAAATGGCAAAGAAAACTCCGGAATTCGCTAGAACGCGCCCTGCTCCGCCAGAAATCCTCTTCGACGAGAGCAACTGGACCAAGCACTTCGTGCCGGCCGATGGCCTCGCCGAGTGGGTAGCCAAGACCTTGATGGACGAATCCTCACCGCTCTATAACGAGGATCACAAACACCTCCACTACGCCGACATCGAATACCTCTGGGCTGCAGTCGAGAACAAACGCCAGATGCGCCGGATAGTCGGGCAGTGCGAGGAAGTCACCTTCCGTTGTGGAGCGTGGCAGAAAGGTCGTCAGGAACAGCAGATGAAGGAATGGTTCGGGCGAGTCCCGGCTTACCTGATTACGCTTGACGCCAATTACGCGCGGGAGTGCTCGGACATTGAGTTCTGTTCCCTTGTCGAGCATGAGCTTTACCACATCGCACAGGAGCGGGATGCGTTCGACGCCCCTGCTTTCACCCGCGACGGACTCCCGAAGATCGGCATCCAATCTCACGACGTCGAGGAATTTGTCGGCATCGTCCGCAGGTATGGCGTGGGTGCTGCAGCGGGCAAAACGGCCGCGCTCGTTGATGCTTCAAAGCGTGCGCCCGAGGTCGGAAATGTGGATATTGCGCGGATGTGCGGGACTTGCTTATTGCGCGCCGCGTAGTTACACCCTAGTTATACGAGATTTCACATTATGGCAACACTCACGGATGACGTGAAAACGTTCATCGTGCAGGCGTTGGCCTGCTTTGACACACCCAACCAGGTGTCCATCGCCGTGAAAGAGGAATTCGGGCTGGATGTGCCCCGCTCTCACGTGCAGGCGTATGACCCGTCCAAAGCGTTAGCTAAGAGTCTTGGCAAGAAATGGCGCGAGTTATTCGCAGCCACACGCAAGGCGTTTATCGAAGATCAGGCAACTATCCCGATTGCTCATCAGAACTTCCGGTTGCGCGCCCTGAACAGGATGTACGACAAGGCAGCATCGGGCGGCAATATCGCACTGGCTGCCCAGCTAATTGAGCAGGCCGCCAAGGAGGCTGGGGATGCCTTCACCAACAAACACAAACTGGAACACACCGGAAAGGACGGCGGCCCGATCAAGAGTGCAGTCACGCCGGTCGATCTAGACGATGCGACCGATGAAGAACTCGATGTCCTTGAGCGCGTCCTTGCTAGGCGTCAGTCTGGCGCAGATCAAGGCTGAGAAGCTTAGGCGTCTGCGCGTCAGGCTCGAAGCCGATCACCTGGAGTTCACGAAACACTTCTTCAGGATCCGCCAGGGCATCGACTTCCGCGTCAACTGGCACCACGTCTACATCGCGGATACGCTTGAGAAGGTGATCCGCGGCGAGATCAAGAACGTCGTGTTCAACGTTTCGCCGGGTTCGTCAAAGACCGAAGAGGTGGTGATTAACTTCATCGCCCGCGGCCTGGCATTGAATGCCCGTGCCCGCTTTCTGCATATCTCGTATTCGGATGACCTCGCGGTTCTGAACTCCGAAACGGCGCGTGAAGTTGTCCGCTCCGAGGAATATCAGGAACTGTGGCCGCGCAAGATCGCGACCGATGCAGACTCAAAGAAGCGCTGGAACGTCGAGGACAACGGGAAAAAGGCTGGCGGCGTCTATGCCACCTCCCTGGGTGGGCAGATTACGGGGTTCCGTGCCGGCCACATGGCTGAAGGCTGGCAAGGCGCCATCCTGATCGATGACCCGCTCAAGGTCGAGGACGCTTACAGCAAGACTAATCGCGACAAGGCAAACCGCAAGCTCATCTCAACGGTCAAGAGCCGGCGGGCCAATCCCGACACGCCGATCGTTGTGATCATGCAGCGCCTGGCTGAGGAAGACCCGACGGGCTTCATCAAGTCGGGTGGCGTGCCGGGGGAATGGACGTTCATCGAGATTCCGGCGCTTATCACGGATGAGTATGTCGCAAAGCTCCCAGAGCATATCCGACCCCTGGTTGATAGCTCGGAGCGCGATGAGGATGGGCGGTTTAGTTATTGGCCGTATAAGGAGCCGCTGCACGAGTTGCTGGCCATGGAGAAGGCCGACAAGTATGTGTTTAGCGGGCAGTACATGCAGAAGCCCTCACCTCTCGGTGGCGGCATCCTGCGCGGCGAAGCGTTCAAGCGGTATGTCCAGCTTCCCAAGATCCAGCACATCAAGATTTACGCCGATACGGCCCAGAAAACGGCCGAACGGAACGACTACAGCGTATTCCAGTGCTGGGGCATCGGTTACGACAACCATGCCTATCTGATCGACCAGATCCGCGGGAAATGGACGGCCCCGCAGTTGCGGCAAAAGGCGATCGACTTCTGGCACAAGCACAACGTAAGCGGGAAAGATGCTCCGTCGCTGCGCAAGATGATGGTCGAGGATAAATCGAGCGGCACTGGGCTTATTCAGGACATCCAGGCCGCCGGCGGAATTCCGGTTGAGGGCATCGAGCGCAACAAGGACAAGCTGACGCGCGTCATGGACGTGGTGAGTTTCATCGACTCGGGACAGGTATGGGTTCCGGCTGAGGCGCCCTGGGTATCGGACTTTATCAACGAGTGCGAATCTTTCACCCCCGACGATACGCACGCGCACGACGACCAGATCGATCCAATGGTGGACGCAATCAATGACCTGCTGGGCGGCCGACGTGGCATAGCCATGTGGGAGAGGCTCGGCAAATGACTCAAAAACGAAGCGTCAAAGGCGTAGCCCAGCGCGCGAGCCGGGAAGAAAAGAGCGTAAAATGAGCGAAGCCCCGGACGGCTGGAACCGTTCGAGGCTTCTAACCACAACCTGATCATGCGAGGATCACGGCTATGGCTGACGCCATTGTAGTCCAATTTGCGCTTGTCTCCCGCGAGGAGGCCAAAGCGCGAGGCCTGAGCAAATACTTCACGGGCGAACCGTGCCAGAACGGGCATGTTGACCAACGCTATGTGAGCAATAAACGCTGCTGCGGATGCAAAGTCGGTTCCGATGCAAGGCATAGAGACCGCTATCCCGGCAAGAACGAGGCGCAGTGCAAGGCCTACTACGAAAAGAACAAAACCCGCCATCTTGAAGTGCAGAAGGCCTATCGAGAGGCCAACAAGGCGGCGCTCGCTGCATACGATAAGGCTCGCAATGATGCTAATCGTGAGGCGTTGCGGGAGTATCACAAAAGCTATTACGCCTCAAACAAAGAGGGATTCATAGCGCGTGCCAAACAGTGGAAGCAAGTCAACCCATTGAAGGTAAAGGTAAATGGTGCTAACCGCAGAGCAAAGAAGCGTGCTGCTGGCGGGAGATACACAGCGCGGCAAATCGAAGTCCTGCATAAGGCGCAGAAAGGCAAGTGTGTGAATTGCCGAAACAGCATCAAATACGAGTTCCATATTGACCACGTAACGCCGATTGCGCTGGGCGGCTCCAACGGCATCGAGAATATTCAACTTCTCTGCCCTGATTGCAACCTGCGCAAAGGCGCTCAAGATCCGCTCGAATGGGCACAGAAGAACGGAAGATTATTGTGACCAAACGTAGTGTGAAAGGAGTGGCGCAAAGAGCGTCAAGAGAGGAGAAAAAGCAGATCGCTGGCGCCACTCAGGATTCATTCAATAACTTTGCCGCCCGCTTAGGAATGGGTGCAGATAACTTGATGGCTCAGTCAAGTTATGGATTTAACCCAATATCCAGAACTCGCACCCTGCTCGAATGGGTGCACCGCGGCTCATGGCTTGGTGGCGTTGCGGTAGACGTCGTTGCCGACGACATGACGCGTGCCGGCGTGGACCTGAAGGGCCAGTTGCATCCCGATCAGGTTGAGCAGATCCAGGAAAGCGCTAATGGCTTCGGCATCTGGAACGCCATCAACGATACAGTCAAGTGGTCACGGCTGTACGGTGGCTGCCTGGCGTTCATGCTGATCGATGGGCAGGACCCGTCCACGCCGTTGCGGCTGAACACGATCCGCAAGGGTCAGTTTCGCGGCCTGCTCGTACTTGACCGCTGGATGGTCGAGCCTAGCCTGCAGGATCTGGTGACGGAGATGGGCCCGGAACTGGGCTTGCCGAAGTTCTACACGATCACCGCCGATTCCCCTGCTCTGCCGCTCAAGAAGATTCACCATTCCCGCTGCCTGCGTCTTGAAGGTATTCGCCTGCCCTACTGGCAGCGCGTGATGGAGAACATGTGGGGCATCTCGGTGCTCGAGCGTCTGTACGACCGCATGATCGCGTTCGACAGTGCAAGTACCGGTGCCGCCCAGCTCGCTTACAAATCGTACCTGCGCACGTTCAAGGTTGAAAACCTGCGTGAAATCGCGGCTGCCGGCGGCCCAGCATTACAGGGGCTGACGCAGTACGTGAACATGATGGCCCGGTTCCAGTCGATCGAAGGCATCACGATGATCGACATGAACGATGAGTTCGTGGCCGATACGCACAGTGCCTTCAGTGGGCTTGATTCGCTCATCCGGCAACTGGGAGAACAGCTTTCCGGAGCATTGCAGATTCCCTTGGTGCGCCTGTTCGGCCAGTCCCCCGGCGGGATTGGCAACGATGGCGAGTCAGCTCTCCGAACCTATTACGATAACGTCAAGAGCCAGCAGAGCGCCCGTTTGGGTGTTCCCGTCACGCGCATCTATCGCGCGATCGCCGCATCCGAAGGCATCAAACTGCCCGATGGATTCAAGGTCGAGTTCCGCTCGCTGTGGCAGTTGACTGACGTCGAGAAAGCAGATATTGCCGGCAAGGTCGCCGAGGCTGTCACGAAGACCGACGGCGCCGGCATCACCACGCCGAAGATGGCACTCGAAGAATTGCGCATCAGCAGCCATACGACCGGTATCTTCGGTTCGATCACGGACGAGGATGTAGCCAAGGCCGCAGACGTGCCGAGCGCGCCGATGCCGGAAATGCCGGGTGACGACAAGGACGATGATGCAATCCCTGGCGAATCCTCGAAAGACGAGTGACCGCAGCGTCGCCTCATTCATCAAGAAGAAATCCGATGAGCGATTCCTTAATGGACGTAAGGCTGAGCGGTCCTATGCCCGTCAACTGAAAGGCGTCGCGCGGCAGATCAATGCCATCGTCAAGGCATTCGCTCCCGACGGCAATGTCAATGACCTGAACTCGATGCAGTCGACGCTCACCCGGTACGCAGAAATCCTGAGGCCGTGGGCGCGCGCCGTCGGCTGGGGCATGATCAGCGAAGTGTCTCGGCGGGATGAGGCAGCATGGTTCGCTCATGGCAATGAGATGGGCCGGCTGCTGCGTGAGGAAATCCGCACTGCACCGACGGGCGACATGCTGCGCGAGATTCTTGAGCGGCAGGTAACGCTTATCACGAGTCTTCCAACCGAAGCCGGCCAGCGCGTCCACAGGCTCGCGACTGAAAGCCTGATCAACAGTTCTCGTGCCAGTGAGATCGCCGCCGAAATTATGAGATCGGGAGATGTCGCTGAGTCACGTGCCGTCTTAATAGCCAGGACCGAAACGGCCCGGTGCGCTGCTGGCCTCACACAATCCCGCGCGCAGTTCGTTGGCTCGACGCATTACATCTGGCACACAGCCACGGACAGCGATGTTCGCCCTGGCCACAAAGCCATGAACGGCAAGATATTCCGCTGGGATACGCCGCCCAAAGTCGAAGAGAACGGCCGCTCCATGCTCCACGGTCCCGGAGAAATCTGGAATTGCCGGTGCTGGGCGGAACCGATTATTCCGGACGAACTATGAACACAATTTTGACATGTGTCGTGATTGTTATGGCGCTCGCCACCGGCTATCGGCTCGGTCGCCGTGGCATTTTCATTTCATTCGACGACATCGAAGTTGAGGCGCCGACGCGCGAACAGGCAGAACGCCTTCTTGACATCGCGATTGGCATAAAGAATCGCGGCAACTGATTCAGTTTCAACCCGGCATCCGCCGGCCACCCTCCCCAGGAGATTCGCAAATGAAGTTCACCCATCTGGCCGTAATCGGCGCAGCGCTGCTGGCGATGGCCGGGAGTGCCTTTGCTCAAGCGTTCAACACTGCAACCGCGGTTTTTCCGGTCACCCAGCGCACGTACGAGGCGACCATCGTCGGGCTCGTGCCAGCGGCCTCGGCCACTGATCTGCTGACCCTCACTGGCGTTGCTGGTCACATCGTTCGCGTCACTCGCGCGGAATGCACGGGTACAGCAACTGCTGTAGGTGCGGCCAACCTCATCGCGCTGGTTCGCAGCACGGCGAATACGGGTGGTACGTCGACTACCCCTGCGGCTATTCCTGCTGATCCGAGCGATTCGGCGGCTGGCGCAACAGTCAAGGCCTACACCGCCAATCCTACAGTCGGCACATCCGTCGGCCCGGTGCGCGCCGCAGTGCTGGTGCTGACTCCGACTGCCACGACCACGATCGCAGAAGACCCGGTCAACTGGACCTTCGGCAACAACGCCGGTACTCGCGCGGGGATTGTGCTGCGCAGCGCAAGCCAGGTGTTTTCGCTCAACGGCAACGGCGCCTCATTCCCTGCTGGCACCGCGCTCAACTGCTCGATCGAGTGGACCGAGCTGTAACCGCAACCGCTTCGCACTAAGCCCCGCTTCGGCGGGGTTTTTCATTTGAGGCTCTATGGCACTCGCCGCAATCAATCCGACAGGCCAGGCAGCGCTGACGGCTGGCACGGTTTCGTCCAACGTCGCCATTCCCGCGACGGGCACGCCTACGCAAGTGCTGGTGCAGAACCTCGGCAGCCGGGCTGCGTTCGTGTTGCTGGGCTCATCGAATGCTGTCGCGGCAACAGTTGCCGATGGCACGCCCATTCTGCCCTGCCCCAATCCCGGTGTCGTGCTGACGCTCAGCACCAACACATTCATCGCGGCCATCACTGCCGATGGTTCGACGCCTCTGCGCGTCACCGCAGGAACCTGATTCGCTATGGCAATCCGCTTTTATTCCGTCGAGCAGCTTGGGCCCAAGCAATCTCTGACGCCTGAAGGATATCTGCTCTGTCTTGACGTGCCAGCTTCTCGCACAGGCCAGATGATCTACGGGCCGGATGAAACCCCGGTCAAGGCGGATGGCGAAGAGTTCGTACGCATCAATCGCACTGACGAGGAAGTGTTTCGGCCTGATGCGATGGCGAGCCTGAATGGCAAGTCTGTCACCAACGACCATCCGGACGAAGACGTTAGCCCAGCCAACTGGAAGGAGCTCGAAAAGGGTGTTGTGATGAATCCGCGCCGCGGCAAGGGCTCGGAGGACGACCTTCTTTTCGTGGATCTTCTGATCAAAGACCCGGACACGATCCAGGCCGTGCGCGATGGCAAGCGGGAAGTCTCCGCAGGCTACGACGCTGAGTATTTTCAAACCGGCCCCGGTCAGGGCGAACAACGGAACATCCTGTTTAACCATGTCGCGTTGGTCGAGAAAGGTCGCTGTGGCCCGCGATGCGCTATTGGCGACCACGCATCAATCCCCCAACCTGTGGAGAAACACCAAATGGCTACGCCCAGCAAATGGCTGAAAAAGATCCTCGACCGAGCGCACGATGCGAAGGATGAGGAAGAAATGAAGAAGATCGCCGACGAGGCGGCCGAGGAAGAATCCAAGGCCAAAAAAGAGGCTGAAGACAAGGCGCGCGACGAGGCTGAGAAGGAAGCCGAAGAAAAGGCCAAGGACAAGGCGCGCGATGCCGAAGAGCATGGCAAACGCCTGACGTCGCTCGAGGAAGGCCACAAGGAAATTCTCGGCAAGCTCGATGAGCTCAGCGCCAAGGTTGGTGACAAGGCTCGCGACGAGGAAGAGGAAGAGCGCAAGAAGAAGGAAGAGGAAGAAAAGGAGGCCAAGGATGCCGAAGCCGTCGAAGGCGAACTCGCCGAAGAAGCACCCGCCGGCACTGCCGATCGTGCACGCAAGGCTCGCGACAGTTCGTTCCTCGAAGAATCGTTCCAGGACACGGTTGCCCTCGCAGAAATTATCGCGCCAGGCATCGCCATTCCGACCTTCGACCGCGCTGCCGCTCCGATCAAGTCGCTCGACCAGATGTGCGGCTTCCGTCGCAAGGCGCTTGACCTTGCCTACGTGCAGGCCGAGACGCGCAACATGATCGACGAAGTGCTGGCCGGCAAGGAATTCGACCTGAAGGCCATGAAGTGTGACCGCGTGCGCGACCTCTTCCGCGCCGTCGGCGCCATGAAGCGCAAAGCCAACAATACTCCGGTGCCGCGAGGGTGGGCACGTGATACCGGCGAAAAGGTAGTACCGAAAACGCTTGCGGACATCAACAAGATGAACCGCGAGCGTTTCGCCGCCAAGTAATTCCACCCTCCCTTCGCGTATTAATTGCCCGCTTCGGTGGGCATTTTCATTTGGAGATGTACATCATGTTTCTGAAAAAAATGCTTCGAGCCATTCTGGCAACCTTCGAGCCGAAGCGCCCCGGCATTTACATGGGCCACGCTCGTACCTGCGATATCTCGTTCGGATACCGCATGGGCGCGGGCTTCCCCGGCGATGTGAACCGCACTCACCCGGTCAATATCGAGCCGTGTCTGGTTGATCCCAGCGCACCGCCGACGCTTTACGGCCAGGCTGTGGTGATCGATGCAACGAGTCAGGGCGTTCGCCCGCTTGTTGCTGGCGACTCGTCACTGACCGCAATCTACGGTATCACCGTTCGTCCCTTCCCGATTCAGGGCCAGTCGAGCACGAACTACGGCGCCAGCAACATCGGCGCGGCGACGCCGCCGACCAGCCAGCCAATGGATGTGGTCCGCAGCGGCTACATCATGTCGACCCTTTCGGGTTCGACAGCCGCAGTCAAGGGCGGCACGGTCTACGTCTGGGTGGCTGCATCGAGCGGTTCGCACATTCAGGGCAACTTCGAGGCCGCGGCGACGGGCGGCAGCACGATCGCACTCGATGCAAAGACGAGTTTCAACGGCCCCGCAGACGCAAGCGGTGTAGTTGAGGTCGCATTCAACATCTAAACCATCGCCACACCTTCTGCGGAGCAACAACAATGAGCAATCTGATTATCCCGCGTCGCACGGCGATGCGTTCGGCCGTCGATGAGCAATTCGGCGCACGGTTTGCGGGGCGCATGAAAACCCGCGACAGCATGACCTTCGACCAGGCCCGTTCGATGGGTGGCCGTGACAGCGGTGGCGGTCAATCGCTCGGTGGCGCGTATCGCACCCACGATGGCCTGCAGGACATCGCCGGCGGCCGTTACCGCACGGTTGACTCGACGGGCGCCTTCCTCGTTGGCGAACTCGAACGCCTGGACATGACGCTACATGAGCCTCTCGTGTCGGTTACGTGGGGTCGCGACATCGACCTACGCGAAGACGTCACGCTGGCCGACGAAGTGTCGAGCTACACCGTATCGACCTATGCGTCGGCTGGCGGCCTGGGTGCCGGCAACAGCATCGGTAACGGCAAAGCCTGGATGGGCAAGAAGACCAATCAGGTCTCCGGTGTGGGTGTGGATATCGGCAAGATCGTCCAGCCGTTGACGCCGTGGGCGCTGGAGCTGGCCTACACCATTCTGGAACTGGAATCGGCAGCCAAGACCGGCCGCCCGATCGACGTCCAGAAGTACAACGCGCTGAAGTTGAAGCACCAGATGGACATCGACGAAATGGTGTACATCGGCGATACGAGCCTGGGCATGTATGGCCTGTGGAATTCGAATAACCGTACTGGCGTGGATCAGGTCACGAACGTGTCGAACGTGGTCGCAGGCGCATCCGGCCAGACTCAATGGACCGGCAAGACGGCTGACGAAATCCTGAGCGACTTCAACTCGCTGATCGTTTCCGTATGGGCGGCTTCGGGTTACGCATTGATGCCCGGAAAGATCGCTTTGCCGCCGGCCCAGTTCGGCTACATCTCGACCGAGAAAGTGTCGCAGGCCGGCAACGTCTCGATCCTGAAGTACGTCAAGGAAAACAACGTCATGACCGCAGAAACGGGCGGCCAACTCGAAATCGTGCCGAGCAAGTGGCTGGTCGGCGCAGGCGTTGGCGGCACCGTCGGCACGTTGGGAACCGTAGATCGGATGGTTGCGTACACACAGGAGAAGGATCGCGTGCGCTACCCGATGACGATGTTGAACAGCACGCCGATTCAATACGATTCTGTCTATCACAAATCGACATATTACGGCCGTCTTGGCGTGCTGGAAATCGTGTACCCGGAAACTATCGGTTACCGGGATCAGATCTGAGCGTTGCCGACTCCGGGATGGAATCTCATTCCGGAGCACAAGGAACTGCAATGAACCAACCTATGAAAGGCCCGATGGACGTTGCTGTGCCGGGCGAGCTGCTCGTCACAGCAATTGTTCCGCGCACCTTCATCCTGACGCTCGCCAACAGTGTGCCGATCAGGGTTCCAGGTGGCATTCACGAAATGCCCGAAGCGATCGCCAACCATTCCTATTCGAAAGCCAATGGCGTGAGCATTTACGTGCCTGCCAAGGCTGCAGAGCCGGTTGCCGCCGAATCGGAGCCGACCGAAGTCAGGCGCGGTCCCGGTCGACCACCAAAAGCCCAGTCGTAGGAGTCGCCATGCCGCTTGAACAAGGTAAGTCAGAAGCCGCGCATAGCGCCAACGTGAAGACGGAAATCGAAGCTGGAAAATCGCCCGCGCAGGCGAATGCGATCGCCTATTCTGTCGCCGGCGAAGGTCGTGATTGTCTGCCGGGAAATCTGCCCGTGCAATCGACCGTCACGCAGGCCGACATGATCGCCGACAACCGTAATTACTGGCAGCAGAAGAAGTGAGCAATCCTACCGTCGCCATCACCGCGCCGTCGGCGGGAAGTTTTCAGCTGGCTGGCTCGCCGGTTACGCTCGCTGCGTCTGCGGCGGCAACATCTCCGGCAACCATCGCCAGTGTGGCTTTCTATGCGAATGGCGCCCTGCTCTCGACGGTCAACGCCGCACCATTCCAGTATGCGTGGTCGCAACCGATCGGCGGTGAGTACAGCATCACCGCAGTAGCGACGGACAGTAACGGGCTGCAGACGACGTCCAACGCCATCACTTTCACGCTGATCCAGTTGCGCACAGATTTTCCGGAGTTTTCGAGCAGCACGAGTTATCCGGATGCGGTCGTGAATTTCTGGCTGGGCGTGGCCGGCAACATGCTGATCGCCAACCGGTGGGGAAACATGCTCAGCGTCGGTATTGAGCTGTATGCCGCGCATAACCTGGTGCTCGAAGCGCAGGCGGCTATGACGACGGCTGTCGGTGGCATCCCTGGCGTATCGAAAGGCCCCGTCAATGGCGAGAGCATCGATAAAGGCAGTGTCTCGTATGACTCGGTTACTGCCTCTGAAGGTGGCGCGGGCAACTGGAATTTGACCACCTATGGATCGCGCTTCATTCGCATGGCAAAGATGTTCGGTGCCGGTGGATTGCAGATCGGCATCGGCTTTAATCCCAATCCGTTGAGCGGTGGCGCATGGCCAGGTCCTGACTGTGATCCTGGGTTTGCGAACTTCGGTAACTGACCATGAAATCCGGTGCGAAGATGACGAAGGATTCCATGGCGTCGCTGCGTAAATCTATCGAAGACCTGTCGAAACAGCGCGTGCTGGTGGGGATTCCGAGTGAGGAAGCGGCGCGCGTGAACGACGATGGCTCAGTCTCGCCGATCAACAATGCGAGACTTGGATACATCGTCGAGCGAGGTTCTCCAGCGAGCAATATCCCGGAGCGTCCTTTTCTGGTTCCAGGTGTTCAGGAATCACTCCCGCAAGCTAATCCGCGCATCGGGAAGGCTGGGGCAAAGATGCTCGCAGGCGACCCTGCTGGCGCTGAGAAGGAGCTCCACGCTGCCGGCCTGATCGCCCAAGCCTCTGTGAAACGCAAGATGAATGTCGGCCCGTTCGCAAAATTGGCCGATAGCACCCTCGCAGCGCGCCGGCGCCGCGGCGTTACGCGTATCACGCCGACGGTCGATACGGCGAATCTGCAGGCGCATATCACCTACGTTGTCAGGAAGAAATAGCCATGCCGATGATAGACATCAGCACTGCGCTGACCAGCCTGATGTTCGTGGATGTGTTTCAGGTGACGCGCCGCACCGAGACGGTTGATGAATACGGCGAGTCAGTCGTTACCACTCAGGTTTTCTTTCCCGTCTATGGATCGGTTCAGGCGGCCAGCAATAACGACCTGAAGCGCCTGCCAGACGAGCAGCACCAGGGCAAGAATATCAGCATCGTCACGAAGTTTCCGCTGCAGGGTGTGGCACGCGGCATGCAGCCTGACCTCATCCAGTGGCCGATGAATAACGGTGGATCGAACGCCGACAATTTCGTCGTCGCCTATCTCGACGATTATTCGCAGTTCGCCGCCGGGTTTATCCAGGCGATTGCGCATTCTATCGATATGGTCGACTACACACCTACACCGAACTGATCATGGCAAACGACTCGAGCACGGGCGGATATCTAACGCCCGCGACCAGTCCTGCGCCGCTCGAAGGGCAAGCATTAAACCGGTTTCTGCAACAGGTATGGGTCGGCATCGCAGGACTGGACGGAACGCTGATCCGGCCGCGCTGGCAGGCTGAGCCCCCCGCTATCCCGCCGTTCGGCACCGACTGGATGGCTTTTGGGATTACGAGACGCAAGGGCGACACGTTCACGTCAACGATTCACGATCCGACTGGCAACGGCAATGATTCGGTCTACCGGCAGGAAATGCTGGACATCCTGTGTACGTTCTACGGGCCTGATGCGGACAACTATGCCTCGTTGCTTCGCGAAGGTCTGTTCGTCGCCCAGAACCGCGAAGTCCTGCAACTGAACAATTTTGGCCTCGTCGAGGTTGGCGAGGCCATCGCAGTCCCTGAGATCATCAAGGATCGCTGGACGTACCGGGTCGACATGAGAGTCACCTTGCGCCGCTCGATTCTGCGCACATATCCGGTCCTGAACATTCTTTCCGCAGAAGGCACGGTCGATACCGATCCATACACCATTCCCTTCACCGTTTCCGAATAACCCCTAGCATCACCTTCTGAGCCCGCCGCGCGCGGGCTTTTTCATTTCTGGGACCATCCATGACGACGGCTCAACTTCCTATTTCGCGCCTGATCCAGGGGACCGTGAACCTGTCGCCAAACGCGGCCCAGGCACAGAACCTGAATACCGAACTGATCCTCGGCTCCTCGCCGGTGATCGATGTGAATTCGCGGATGCGCATTTACACCGGGATCACTGGTGTCGCCGCTGATTTCGGCACGACCGCCCCTGAATATCTGGCCGCGGTCGACTGGTTTGGGCAACTGCCCTCGCCTGCCAATGTCCTGATCGGCCGGTGGGCGCAGACCGCGACTGCTGCGGAGCTGTTCGGCGCATCCTTGTCGGTCGCGCAACAATTGATATCCGCATGGACGGCCATTACGGCTCCGGCCTTCTCGATCACGATCAACGGCACGCCGTACACCATCTCGCCGGCAAGTTTCGCAACGCAGACGAATCTGAACGGGATTGCGGCGCTGATCCAGACCGCTCTGGCTGCCGCCGTGGCCGGCTCGACCTGCGTGTGGAATTCGAGTTTTGCCCAGTTCCAGATCACTGACGGCACGACCGGTGCAACGTCGACGCTCAGTTTTGCCAGCGCGCCGACGGCATTCGGCTCGGTAACGTATTCGGTCAACCCGTCTGCGGCTGCCACGGTCACGATCGGCGGCACTGCGGTCACGTACGTCTCGGCGCTGACCACTGGTAACCAGATCCTGCTCGGAGCCACGCTGGCTGCAACGCTCGCCAACGCGGTGACGTTCCTGAACCAGTCGACCGACACGAATCTGTCGAAGGCTGTCTATTCGGTTAATCAGGCCGGCACTGCGCTCCAGATCGTCTACAAGACCGCCGGAACGGGCGGCAATGCATTCACGCTGGCGGGTTCGGTTGGAACCGTCTCTGGCGCCACACTGAGCGGCGGAAGCGGTATGGATATCTCCTCGATGCTAGGCATGACCGCTGCCTCCTCGGGTGCATTCGTCGCGCAAGGTGTTGCAGCAGAATCGGCTGTCGCAGCGGCCACCCTGTTTGACAACCAGTTCGGCCAACAATGGTACGGCCTGACGGTCCCGCAAGCCGCTGATTCGGATCACCTTGCACTCGCAGCATTCATTGAGGCAACGACCAACAAGCACTTCTACGGCGTGACCACGCAAGAGGCTGGTGTCCTGACGACGCAGAGCACGACCGATATCGCTTCGCAGTTGCAAGCGCTTGGCTACAACAAGACCTGTACGCAATTCTCGAGCAATAGCGCCTATGCAGTGAACTCGCTGCTCGGCCGCCAGTTGACGGTGGACTACACGGGCAACAATACGGTCATCACCCTGTTCTACAAGCAGGAGCCGGGTGTGCAGGCGGAAACGCTCAATGCCACGCAGATCGGCGCGCTCGAAGCCAAGAACTGCAATGTCTATGTCGCCTACAACAACGGCACGACGATCATCGAGCCGGCCAAGGTCGCGTCGGGCCAGTTCATTGACACTATCGTTGGTTGCGATGCGTTCGTGATCGACGTTCAGACGGCCGTGTTCAATTTGCTCTATACGAGCACAACGAAGATTCCGCAAACCGATCCGGGCATGCACATCATCGCGACGGCCATCGAGACAGTCTGCCAGCAGTACGTCAACAACGGCCTGTTGGCTCCGGGTACCTGGAATAGTGGCGGTTTCGGCACGCTGAACCAGGGTGATTTCCTTCCCAAGGGCTTCTACGTCTATCAGCCGCCGGTTGCATCGCAGAGTCAGGCGGACCGCGCGGCGCGCAAGTCGGTTCCCTTCCAGATCGCAGCAAAGTTGGCCGGCGCAGTTCACACAGCCGACTTCGCAATAAATGTAAATCCCTGAGCCCTAATCGAGAGCAAACATGACGACTTATAGTTTTCAGGACTATGCCATGACCATTACTGGTCCTGGCGGGTCAATCACGCTCGGCGATGGCTCGGGCGCAGCTAAGGAAGGCGCGACATTCGAATTCGTCGAGAACAAGAACACGATGGTGATTGGCGCCGACGGTTCGGGCATGAATAGCCTGAACGCAAGCAAGGCCGGCAAGATCACCGTGCGCCTGCTGAAGACGTCGCCGACGAACGGTCTACTGAGCGCCATGTACGCATTCCAGAGCACCAGCTCAGCGAACTGGGGGCAAAACGTAATAGCGGCTTCGGATATCGTCCGCGGTGAGCAGTACTCCTGCCAGCAGGTTTCGTTCTCGAAGTTCCCGAACAACACCTACGCGATGGATGGCAATATCCTTGAGTGGAATTTCGATACGGTCGCGATGGATGCCGCACTGGCAACGGGGATTTAAGTGATGCTTGATACCGTTGAAGTGAATGGCCAGTCGTACCGGATTGGCAAGATGCCGGCACGCGAACAGTTCCACGTAGTGCGCCGGCTCGGCCCCGCGATCATGGGTTTCCTCGCGTCTGGCGTGAAGGGTGGAAGCGTCGCTGGTGCGATTGGTCCGATCATCGACCATCTCTCAAAGATGAGCGATGAAGATTCGGACTATGTGCTGGATCACTGCCTGAGCGTCGTGCATCGTGCCCAAGGGAATGACTGGGTAAAGGTGCGCGCTCCGAATGGCGCGTTGATGTTCAACGACATCGAACTGCCCCAGTTGATCAACCTTACGCGCGCCGTCCTCACCGAGAATCTCCGCGGGTTTTTTCCCGCAGCCGCGCCCGAGTCGAAATAGACGAGTCGGGACCGGGGATAGAACTGGTTTCGATGCCCGACGAGGAAGATTGGCTGTGGCGGCCAGCATCCGAAGGATTGTGCAAGTACGAGTCTGTGATTGATGGAACGCTGGACCTCGGAGACCTGGCGACCATGAACGACATTCTCAGTGTGCGCTTTGAAAACCAACGAAGACTGCAAGAGGCCGCTGAGCGGAGTCGACAATGAATGAAGACGTACTCAGGGAGTTCCTCGTATCGCTTGGATTTGTGGTCGAAGAATCAAGCTTCAAGAAATTCAATCTGGCTGTCGAAAGTGTCACCAAAGGCGTGATGCAGGCTGGCCTGGCCGTGGCCGCGACTGCCGCGGGTATTGTTGCTGGTGTGAAGGTCATCTCCAGCCAGATGGAGAATCTTTACTACGCATCGCAGCGAACGGGCGCGACCGTCGGTAACCTGATGGCGCTGCGCTACGCCGCCGGCCAGATCGGCTTGACGGCTGACCAGGCGCAATCGTCGCTCGAAGGCTTCACGCGCACGCTGCGGCTGAATCCAGGCACGGACAATCTCCTGTCTTCGCTGGGCGTTACCGGCAAAGATCCGACCGAGAAATTCGATAGCTTCATCGATAAGATGAAGGGCATGCAGCCGTATGTGGCTGCCGCCTATGCGGGTCTGTTCGGCATTGATCCGGACACGCTGCTGATGCTGGAAAATGGCCTTCCCAAACTGGAAGCCGAGCAGAAGAAATATACCGAGAGTCTGAAAGCCTGGGGTATAGATCCAGCCCAGGCCGCTGCATCCGGCGTCGATTTCAATAACGCCATCCGTCGCGTAACGAGCGATTTTGACAAGTTGTGGATTGTCATTGAGTCCAAGCTTGTGCCCGTCCTGACGCCGCTGATTGATCGGTTCGAAAAGTGGGGCGAAACCCATGCGGGAGACGTTGCCAGCGCAATCGCCGACGCCGTTCAGAGGCTGGCGAACTGGCTCAATAATATCGACTGGGACAAGACGACTTCGGAGATAGATAAGGTCGTTGATGCGCTGGGTGGCGTAAAGGGAATCCTGCTTGGACTGGTGGGCATCAAGCTTGCTGGCGTCGCCCTGGAAATAGCCGGACTTGCTGGAGCGCTGGGTAAGCTGGGTGAAGCCGGATCAGCCGTAGGCGGTGCGGGTCTCGTAGGATTGCTTGGTCGATTGAGCGGATATGGCCTACTCGGATACGGCGCATACGAAGCCATCAAGACGATGGCCGACAATACGCCTGGCGGCCACTTCGTTCCGCGCAATGGCGGCGCTCGCCCGACTGGCGGTGTCGGCGGAAGCGACTGGAGCGCCACGTGGGAAAACATCAAAAAGGCGTTCAACTACGGTGGAACTGGGCATTTCGTTAGTCGTGCCGATACGAATGCACATGGGTCTACGTCTGGCACTACCTACGATGCATTGCCGTCTCCTTCTGTGCCCGCATCGCCTTCACGGGCGGCCACTTCATCTGGATCGAATTCAGTCGACTCTGCTGCGCTTTTCTCCTCGCTGGAAGACAAGTTCGGGTTGCCTAAGGGACTTCTGGATAGCGACTGGTATGCGGAGTCGTCGCGCGGTAGGAACATGCGGTCACCCAAGGGTGCCAAAGGCCACTTCGGCTTCATGGACGACACGGCCAAAGAATATGGCCTAGCCGATCCAAATGACCTTCAGCAATCGGCGCAGGCCGCAGCCCACAAGTTTTCTGACCTTATGAATCACTATGCTGGCGATCTTACGAAAGCCATTGCAGGGTATAACTGGGGCGAAGGAAACCTGGACAAGGATATCTCCAGATTCGGTGCCGATTGGGCGCAGCATCTGCCGCAGGAGACGTTCGATTACGTCAACCGCGTAACGAATGGCATGGGCGGCGCACGCCTCGGTGTGAATGGCACGAACAGTAACCGCTCTGTCGCCGTGACGCAGACGAACACCTTCCATATTGCCGGCACCTCAGACCCGCAAGGAACTGCGCGCGCCGTGGCTGGTGAGCAATACCGGATCTATGGCGATCTTGTGCGTAACTTCGCTGGAGCGGTGCGATGAGCATTCTGGGAAACGTGGCGGCGGCCGGGCAACTCTCGCTCCAGTTGCTGACCATCAAGCCCAAGCGCGGCTTTTACGCTTCTACCGATGGCGCGATCATCGCCCAGGCAACCGTCGAGGAGATGCATAGCGACGAAACCGAGATCACCGAGCATCCAGTCGAGCAGGGTTCGACGATTTCGGATCACGCTTTCTCGCGTCCGTCAGAGGTAATCGTCACGTGCGGGTGGTCGAATAGCCCTAGCGGGAATAGCCCAATCAACGCGCTGATCGGGGCTGCTGCGAACGCAAGTCCGGTGGCTCAGGCAATCATCGGCGCCGTGCAATTCGCGGGCGGCATCATCAACCTGCTCAACGGTGGCCAGGACACGATCACGACCGCCTACAACAGCCTGCTTTCGGCGCAGCAGAACCGCATCCTGTTCGACGTCTACACGGGCAAACGTGTTTATCAGAACATGCTCATCAAGAGCGTGGTCCAGACGACCGACCAGCACACGGAAAACTCGTCGCTGATCCGCGTGTCGTTCCGACAAATCCTGATGGCCGTGACGCAAACGGTGACCGTGCCAGATTCGTCGGTAATGGCCAATCCGGAGCAAAATGGCTCGACGGTGAACATGGGAACGCAATCCCTGCTTCCATCGCCCACCTATAACGTGAACGCAGCGCCATGAGTACGCCCTACGAGATTCCGCTATCGCCGCAGCCGCAGATGTTCGGCATCGCGATAGCGGGCACGACTTACACGTTGACGGTCACATGGAATTGGGTGAACGCGTCGTGGATCATCAACATTGCGGACTCAAGCGGGAATCCGATCCTGTCGGGCATTCCGATGGTGACCGGTGCCAACCTGCTTGAACAGTTCGGCTATCTCAACTTTGGCTTTCAGTTGATCGCACAAACTGATAATGCGCCAGATGTAGTGCCGACGTTTGCCGATCTCGGCTCAACCGGGCATCTATACGCTATCGTCGACTGACGGCCATTCGATCACGTTTTGCTGATGGTGCTCGATGCGATCCGTGCCATCGGCGCGCTTAAGCCCGGTCGCGTCAAAGTTCGGGCACCAGTCGCAGCCAGCCTCGACGGCCATGGCCTGTAACTGGTCCTGCGCACTGGCTGGATGCAGTCGGCTGATTTTCCATGTCGGCCAGCGTGACGCGATCAGGTTGCACGGCACGAAGTAATCAAATCCGTCCTCGCTATTCCGCACAACGCGAATACAGTGCGCGCGCGGATCGTGGCAGGACAACGACTGGACATAGCACTTTAGCGATTCGTAGAGCCGCCCAAGGTCGACAAGCGGCAGTCCTCGCGCGTAGAAGCGCGCCGCGGTCATAGTGTTGGCGTAATTCGCGACGGCAAGTGCACGGGATATCTGCTCTGGCGTCCGGCCGAATGCCGCGAAGTGGTGAAGGAGCCCATTTGTTTCGGCCTCCCAATACCGGTCTGCGCCTTTGCTGATCGCTACGACGGACGGGTAAGCGGTTGCCTTGCTCTTCGGAAACATAACGCCCAGCACGTGTTCGCGCGATACCTGCGCAATCTCGAAGCTGACAGTGGCGACATCGGTTTTCACGGAAAGATATGGCAAACCAATTCGGCAGACAGGCCAGTCTGATCGTGAGCACTGGAACGCAGGGCCTTGATCTCTCGCAACTCAGATTCAAATTCCAGACCCGGAACGCAGACACGCAAGCTCCGAATACGCTGTATGTCCGCATCTACAACCTGGCGCCGACCACGGTCCAGACGATCCAGAAGGAATTCACGACCGTAACATTACAGGCAGGTTACGAATCGGGTAATTACGGCATTATATTCCAAGGCACGATCAAGCAGATCGCGACGGGGCGTGAACGTAATGTGGATTCGTACCTGGATATCTGGGCTGCCGACGGGGACGAGTTTTATAACTTCGCGGTTATCAGTCTATCGCTCGCCGCGGGCCAGACGCCCGAACAGGTCATCAACGCGATCCAGTCGGCTCCCTCGGTCAATGGTGTGGCGCCGGTTCAGTATGCCAGCGATGCACAAGGCCTGGTTGCCGGTGCGGGTGCGGGACAGGCACAAGCCTTGTCGAGGGGGAAAGTCCTCTTCGGGATGACGAGGGACTACGCACGGGATTGGGCTGACAAGTACGGGTATCGCTGGTCACTGCAAAACGGTCAGTTCGTTGTGGTGCCGATTACGGGATATCGCCCCGGCGAAGCGGTTGTGCTTTCATCGACCACCGGCTTGATCGGAATTCCTGAAATCACGAATGAAGGCGTCACGGCGCGGGCGCTGCTCAACCCACTGATTCGCATCGGGTGTCTGGTGCAGATTGCCCAGTCGGATATCAACCAGATAACGCAACAGCAGCAGGGTTTGCAGTATTCGCCTGCGGTCGCAAACGCGACAACTGCGGCCGGATTTTATCGGGTGATGCTAGCCACCTTCAGCGGCGATACCCGGGCGAATGACTGGTACGTAGACATCGTTTGCCTCGCCGTCGATACGACTGCGCCAAACCAGAATGACTCGGTTTCGGTGGCCGGCTAGCGTTCGATCATCTGGGGATTTGTGACCCCTGCAAATGGACGTCCATCTTTCATGGTTCCCCAGACGACGGGAAGATAGCCGCCCTCCATCTTGACATTCATGGGCGTCCCCGCCGGAACGAACTGACATCGGTAGTCGGAAGGATTGGGCTCTTCGCCAACGTCATATCCATTGACGAGTGCTGCGCGTCTGCGGAGATCGGCCGGCAATGAAAGTCGCGCGTGTCGCGCCATATTGATCTGGCCGAAAAGCCAGTTTGCCTCATCCATCGAAGGGCAGACGATCGCGCCGTCAACCAGATCGATGCCTTTGGCTATCGATTGAATTGGCACTTTCGGCGCGAGAGATACATGCCCTACTGGTGTCGGAGCGGCGGCAATAGTCATCTCGGGCTGATCAATCTGGCTTATCGCTGGTTGAGGCTTTACGTCTGCATCGCTCGCGCCCTGATTCGACAGCCCTGACAACTGGCTTGCCAATGGCAATTGGGCTTCCCACGGCTGCTGCGTTGCGCATGCCGACAGGGCGAGCATTGAAACAAGAATCATTTTTTTCATAATGGTCTCCAATGCTCCAGATAGAGCGTGTAAATGATAGTCAGGAGGCGCTTCAAACTGCTCTTGACGGCCGGCAGGCGCAAATCTGGACCACGATGCCAGGCTTCATCGAGGCCGTCAATGGTAACGGAACGGTGAATGTCCAGCCGGCGATCATGTGCCAGGTGCGCGCGCCGAATGGTTCGATGGTATGGACTGCCTTACCCCTGCTGCTTGACTGCCCGATTGTCTACCAGCGCGGCGGCGGCTGCACTTTCACGTTTCCAGTAGCGAAGAATGATGAATGCGTGGTGTCGTTCGCCTCGCGCTGCATAGACGCGTGGTGGTCTGCCGGCGGAATTCAGGTGCAATCCGAATTCCGCATGCACGACCTGTCCGACGGTTTCGCATTCGTCGGCCCGTTCTCTCAGGCGACGCTGATCGGCGGAATTAGCACATCAAGCGCGCAGCTTCGCAGCAACGACGGTTCGACCTTTATTGACCTGAACCCATCCACCCAGAAAGTGACGATTACCGCGCCAGGTGGATTCACGGTCAATGCACCGCAATCGAACTTCAGCGGAGCGGTGATTATTCAAGGCCTTCTGTCCTGGCTTGCCGGGATGACTGGCAGCGTTGCAAGTGGTGTGGCGTCGCTGATTACCGGCACCGTCCAGTTCGTCGGCTCGATCACATCGAACGGTCATGCGATCGACAGCACGCACCAGCATACAAACTCTGGCGGCACCGGATTGGGCGGGCCGCCCCAATGAGATAAGACATGCGCTATCGAATGCTCGACGCCAACGGCGACTACACGTGGGGGCAAGCAGGCCAAAATTTCCTCATAAATTCGCCCGCTGCCGTAGGTCAGGCAATCCTCACCAGACTCAAATTAATGCAGGGTGAGTGGTTCCTAGACCAGACGGCCGGCACGCCATACGACCAGATCCTCGGCGCCGGTACCGAATCAACGCGCGACCTAGCCGTGCAAACCGTGATTCTTCAAACGCAAGGCGTGAGTGAAATCGTTGAATACGCCAGTTATTTGAATCCGACGACCCGCGAGTTTATCTGGGCCGTAACGGTCGACACGATCTACGGCACCACAACTGTTACGAACGGCACCTGATGGCAACGACCTTTCCACTTCCGACGCTCGCATGCACGATCTCGTCGACCGGGATATCTGCGCCTACCTACTCGGACATACTTTCCAGCCTGACCGCGAGCTTTTTGAGCATCTACGGAAGTGATTCCTATGTTCAGCCTGATAGCCAGGATGGACAGATGCTTGCGCTGTGGGCTCAGACCATCAATGACGGCAACCAGGCCGACATCGCCACGTACAACGGCTACTCGCCGACCTATGCCCAAGGCGCCGCACTCTCGAGTCAGGTCAAGATCAACGGTATTCGCCGTGCCTCCTCGAGCAACAGTTCCGCCGTGGTCGACGTGGGCGGCCAGGTGGGCTCGATCATCACGAATGGCGTCGCGCGAGATACGAATCAGAACCTGTGGAACCTGCCGGCCACCGTTGAAATCCCCATTTCAGGGACGATTGCCGTCACTGCGGTAGCGCAGCAACCTGGCGCGATCACCGCAATCGCCGGGGCCATCTCAACGATCTACAACCCGCAACCCGGCTGGCAGTCGGTCTCCAATCCGTCGGCTGCGGCACCCGGCAATCCGGTTCAGACGGATGCCGCGCTTCGTCAGCAACAGGCTGTATCAACGTCACTGCCGGCGCAGACTCCATTGCAGGCGATTATCGCAAACGTCGCCAACACGCCCGGTATTGGGCGCTATGCAATCTACGAGAACGACACTGGCACGACCGATAGCAACGGCATTCCGGGGCACTCCATCGCAGTAGTGGCCGAGGGCGGCAACGTTGTCACGATTGCCCAGACCATCGAGGCAAAGAAGTCTCCTGGGACGGGGACATTCGGAACGACCTCGGAAACCGTCCGGGACCCCGCCGGCGTCCCCATCACGATCAATCTGTTCGAACTGTCCGAAGTCAGTATTTTCGTTCAGGCGACCATCGTTCCTCTAACCGGCTTTGTCTCGACGACCGGCACGCTGATTGTCAATGCGATTGCAGCCTACCTGTCTGGCTTCGCGATTGGTCAGGATTCCATGCTTGGCAAACTGTTCGGTCCTGCAAACCTCTCGGGGGATGCAGCGACGAACAGTTCCAGCCTCACGCAGGCTCAACTCGACGTGCTCAGCAACACGTACAACCTGCCCATTTCGAATCTGTATCAGGGTCGCTTTGACATGGTTGTGACCGGCGGCCCGTACACCTCTGGCACTAGCACGATCAATATCCAGAACGTCGCGAGCCTGGCGAATGGGCGCTCGATCATCGTGAATCAGGTAGACGGTTCGCAATTGACTGCGGTCATCACTGGTATCGCGGGGAATGCGGTCACGTTCACGCCGGCCATCGCGAGCGGTAAGACGATTGACGCCGGCGCACAGGTATATGCGAACGGCGACCTGACGATTGCATTCAACGAGGGTGCGGAGTGCGCGGCGGCTGATATCAATCTGGTGACGTGATGACGGTACAACTTTCCCAGTACACGTCGCTCATCACCAGTGAGCACAATGAAAAGCCACGTTTCATGGCGATGGTCTCGCTGCTCGGTCAATGGGCAGTCGATCGCCAGAACATGCTGGCATCAATTCCGGGTCTGTTCGATATCGATGATGCGGTCGGCCAGCAACTGGATTGGGTCGGCCAATGGGTCGGCGTCTCGCGCAACCTGTCCATCCCCCTGACGGGCGTCTATTTCAGTTTCGACACGTCCGGTCTTGGCTTCGATCAAGGAACATGGCTAGGGCCGTTCGACCCGACTACGGGCCTGGTATCGCTTCCGGATAACGCCTATCGGACCCTGCTGTACGCGGTCATCGCCGCAAACAACTGGGATGGAACTGTCCCCGGTGCGTACACCGCCTGGAACACGATCTTTGAGCCGTTGGGTTACAGCATCCTGATCGAAGACGGTCAGGACATGACCATGACGGTTGCGCTGATTGGACCAACTCCAGATGCGGTGACACTGGCGTTATTCACGGGCGGCTATCTCAACCTGAGACCGGCCGGCGTGGGCATCACCTTCTATTACACGCAGAGCGTTCCAGACGTCCCGATCTTCGGCTTCGATGCCGAAAATTCCTCGATATCAGGTTTCGACGTAGGCGCTTGGGCAGTTTCCGTCGCCTGACACCCTCTTCAGCTTTACACGATAGGCCGCCTCCGGGTGGCCTTTTGCATTTCTGGGCCACCGATGACCACTGAAAATGATTTCATCCCGTTCGCCGTAGGCGGCAGCGCGAACGTTATCTCGCAAGCGACCTACGCCGCAGATACCACGCTCACGCAAGGCGGCTTTACTGCCGGCATTGCGACCTCGGCGCAACTGAACAAGGTCTGGCGCCAGTCAAGCATTATGGCGGCCGTCATCGCTTCATTCATCGTGGCCGAGACCGGCCAGACGGCGATCGACGATGGCACGACTGCGACACTTCTGACGAACTTCACGAACGCCGTCAATGCGGCTTCCAAGAACAAGATCATCCTGACCGATACCGGCACGGCAAACGCCTACACCGCGGCGAATCCCGTTCCGCTTACCGCATTGCCGACGGCAACCGGCTTCACGCAGACGGTCAAGATTGCGCACCTGAACACGGGAACCTCGACCTACGCCCCCGACGGACTGGCGACGGCTCCGATTTATGGTCTCGGCGGCGCAGTGCTTCAGGGCGGCGAACTGCCTGCCAACGGCGTTGCGACGCTCGTCTCGTTCGTCGACCCGCTCCTCAACTCGGGCAATCTCTGCTGGGTGCTCTACGAATGCGTCGGCGGTGCTCAGCAGGTTCCCCCCGCCACTGCATCCCAGCATGCGGTGCAGTTGGGGCAGCTTGCTAGCGGACTGAATCTTGCGACGCCAGCGCAGTTCGATAACAGCACGAAGATGGCTAGCACCGCCTTTGTCTGGCAGAACCGGGCCGGCTTCAATGGGGTCTTGGGACCATCTTCCAACACGACGCTTACGACGGCCAATCTCGGTTCGTTCGTCGCCTGCCTCAATGCTGCATCACCATTCACGATAACGCTGCCCGTAACGACTAGTGCGTTCGCGTCCGTCTCAACTCGAATCGTAAATATTTCGTCGCAGACCATCACGATTCAAACGCAGAGTGGCGGCACGATCCAGGGGCCTTTCAATACGGTCGGCGGCACGTCGTTCACAATTCCGTCTAATAGCTGCGTCGACGTCCTGTGTAACAACGCGAACAATTTTATCGTGAGCGGCGACGGCCAGATTGGATCGTCGTTCCTGTTTGCGAATGGTACTGGCTTTCAGAAGTTCCCCGGTGGCTTGATCATACAGTTCAGCTCATTTACAGCATCCGCAACTCCCGGTGCTCCGGTGACGGTGACCTACCCGATCCCGTTCCCCGTCGCTACCACTGGCATCGCCACAACCGTTTCCAGTGCATCGACATCAATCGTCGCGTCCTGGTATGACACCCCTACGGTGAATGGATTTAACGGGCATGGCAGTCTCGCCACACTGACTTGCAACTACATCGCTGTGGGGCATTAAATGATCCGCTATTCGAAAACTACGCACAGTTTCTACCCGCATGACATCGAGTATCCGAATCTGCCAAATGATCTCATCGACGTTGAGGATGCGGAATACTTGAAGGCCCGGAATCGGCTGCAAGGCGACCCTGGCGAAACGTTTGAAGTATCAGATGACGGCATTGTCACGGTCATCCCGGCGCGCGCATTGACCGCCCAAGAAAAAGCATATGCCGCGGATGAATCGATTCTTATGCAGATCGCATCGATAGAGCGCGACAAGCAGCCCCGCGCCGTTCGGGATTTCATTCTGACTGGCGACAAAACGCGCCTTCAGTCGATCGACTCCGCTGTTGCCGCGCTTCGCGCAAAACTCGCATAAGGAAGGCGATGGCTTCGATCGATCTGAGTAGCTATGGCGTCATTTATGGCGCCAACCAGGCCAACGTCTCGAATAATGACGGCGCCCTTGCCGCGTGCGCGATGTGGTTCGCGGCGCAAGTCGCAGCAGGCAACCCGTTGCCGAAACTGACTTCACACGAGGGCATTGTCTGCTACAGTCAGAGCCCGAATTGGGCCATCCCGGGCCTGTTTTTCGAGGCGGTCGGCGATGTGCATCTGCGCTATTTCGGCACCGGGGATGCCGTCACAATCGACGGGGGCGCTACATCACCGCAAAAGACCTCCAACGTGAATTTCGGGGGTGCCGGAAACTTCATTCTGGAAGCACCGGGCACAGCGCAGAACGCCTGCTATGCCCGTGCGCTACTGCGTAGCTCGATCAACATTCGCGTCTACGGAGCGGGCGCGCAGAGCGCCGGACTGCTGACTTCATGGTTGGTGGATTGCGATATCAATGCCGTCGTCACGCCGGATGAGACCGGCGGCTGGTATATGAACGCGCAGCCCTTGGCTGGCGTATCCCTGGGTGCCCGCAAGTCGAATGAGCAAACGTCGTATTGCCGGATCAAGGCATCGGTCGATGGCTGCACGATTGGCGCATATCTGTCCGGCACTCTCGGAAACCACTTCGAAGGCGGCTATATAGAAGGGTGTAGCGGCTACGGTATGCAACTTTTAAGCGGTGCGCTCAACGACAAGGTTCGAGACATGGACTTTGAGACGAACGGCACCGATATCACGTGCGATGGTCAGTACACCACGCTCGAAGATATCGACACCTCATCCCACGTTGTTTTCACGAGCAACTCTGTTGCCAGCCGTCTTGTCGGCGGCAACCATGATGCAGTTACAGTTAATCTGGGTGCGAAAGGAATCGCGGTTGATCGCATCCGATATGGCCGGGCCCTGTCTGGAAACGGCATCACCAATCTCGATCCCTCAAGCGATATTGGGGTGAATTACAACTGCCTGACGAAAAAGTGGAGCGACCAGTGTTTGCCGACTAACGCCATCTCGGTCGGCGCGAGCCCGTTCATCTATACCTCGGCGCTGCCCCGCGGCGAAACGCTCCTAGTGACGACGCCCGCATCTCTGACGGGCATCGTGCTCTATCGGAACGGCGCCGCAGTTGAAAACTTCCCGCCAACACAGCCCATGTTTCTGTCCTATGGCGATACTGCGGTATTTTCGTTCACGGGTGGTGCGCCTACAGTAGTGAGTTTGCCGCGTTGATTTTCCGCAATTTGACTGGTACTGGTCGATACGCGCACGCGATGTTTAATCGCAAATATCATCAGCGACTGACACGGTTTCTCAATGGCAAACCAAAGCACGGCAGACACCGCGATTGTCGCCAACCAGTAGTACGCGAATTGCGCCTCCATCGTCCAGCCGGTCGGCCACATAAGCATCGACGGCTTGAGCTGTAAGACGCGCACGATAATCTGGTGAGCGAGATACATCGCGAAGCTGATCTCGCCGAGCTTGACCAGTGGCGAAATCGAGAGTGCGCGTCCGATGTACCCTTTGCCGCTCGCGATCAGGAAAACGCCAACGGCATAGAACGGCGCTGATCCGCTGACGGAAAGCCACGACCGACTGGCTTCGCCGATATACCCGGCAGCCCACATTCGCCATGCGAGACCAGGCATCTTTGCCGAACCAATGAGGACCAGAGTGATGCCAAAGATTTCGGCGCCGGTAGACATCCACTTGTCATCGAAATGTTTCTTGTATTTCTTCCAGAGATGCCCAGCAACCATGCCAAGCACGAATTCGACCAGATGGGCGGGCGGCCATATATAGACCCATGATCCGATCGATGCAACATCCTGTCCGTCGAACGACTTTGCGCCCATGTTGTTTGCGAGACTGATGGCGTATAGCACGAGTACCGCCGCGCCAGCCAACTTCACGTGCCACGTACGATCGAAGTTCGTGATGAGCACTGGAAATGACACGTAGAAAAAAAGCTCAACCGAGAGTGTCCACGCCACGCTGTTGAAGGCGAAATATCCGGAAGGAGTCGGGTCCCATGCCTGAAGCAGGGACGCATTTGCGGCCCACATTTCCGTCGATGGGTCATAGGCAATGCCGACACCGACAACCAGCAACGCGTAGAAGGCCAGCATCGTGGCAATATGCGCTGGCCAGATCTTGGCAATGCGCTTATAGACGAAGCGGAGCCCTTCGCCAACGCCACTCAGGTTGCCGTACTGATACGTCAGAATGAAGCCCGATAATACGAAAAAGAACGTTACACCCTGAATCAGGATGTACTTTGCGGCGAATGCTTCCCCGGTATGAAAATAAGGGATCGAATGCTCAAGGACGATCGCCGCTGCAGCAAAGAAGCGCAGCGACGTCAAAGCGGGTAGTTTTGAGTTGTTCACATCGCCCTCGGACGGCGTCAAATTGTTGTGAAGCGGATATTACATCAGACGGGAAGATCCAGTAAGGAACGGGATCATTCCCCGATAACGGCCTCGACGAGAGGTGCAATGACCGTCAGTTCCTGTTTTGCTTTCAGCGCGTCAAGATATGCGTCCGGAATCAGGCAGTTGAGCATGTGTGTTTGCCAGTCCGGAATTGATTGCACGTACGCGTATTGCGCGATAACCGGTACGTTGTACTGTTTGGCGACCGCATCCATCGCGGACACGTAGATCGGCAATCGCGGATGGTCAGTGTCGCACGTAGGCGCCGCCTCTTCAAGGACTGGCCGAATCCCGCTGGCGCGCGCATCCTGAATCCACTGGCCAAGATAGGCCGCGTACTGGTCGACCGTTTCGCCGCCCAGGTTGTCGTTTAGTGTATGCGCCTGAATTGCGATCCTGGCGCCCGATTGAATCATGCGAGCGGGCTCAGCCTGCCCGCCACCGTCCATCCCGTCCAATTCGTTTTGCAGGCTGCTGGCGGTGCCGCCAGTTGCCCCGCTCCGCACAGTCACGCCCAGGTCGTTGAACTGCGCTTGCAATAGCGTCTGAAGTACGGCTGGCTCATTGGGCGCGACCATAGAGACCATGCCGTAAGCGTTGGGAGCATCGCCCATCATCTGGTCGTCGCCATAAACCACGACTGCGACGATGGGCGTCGATGCTGGCACCGAAGCCGCAACTGGCGCACTGGCCTCAACTGCCTGCGAAGCCGCTGGAGCAATAGCGGGAATGGCTTTGACTGCCGGCGCGGGATTTTGTGATCCGCCACCGCAAGCAGAGAGTGCGCAAGCGGTGAGGGCAGCTATTGCTCCTGCTCGCCACCTTGCACCGGGGAATCGGATTCCGCGTCCAGGTCGATAGTCGCGCCGATCTCGCGCATTTTCTCGAGAACGAGTTCGATCTCCGATGCGGGAAGAATGACTAGGGCCGCGCCCATGAAAAGGTTCGCCGGCGGGATGCCTTGCGGCTTGTTCTCGTCCGCGTAGTCGCGCCAACGCCGACTGGTTTTCATACCGAGTATCTGGGCCATTCTTGCGCCGGAATACCCGAGCGAGGCCTTCCATTGCTTGAGCTGGGCCACCGTAGGCGGGCGAAAGAGCATGTTGGGTTGATCCAGTGCGCGTGAACGCGCGAAAGCGGTATCGCATGATGGGTTCCTTTCGGATGGCGGCCGCGCGAGTGCGCTTCCTATGAACAACATGCTAGGCGGAATCCGCCTAGGCGTCAAGCACCAAATAAAGATTCGACCAACAGCCGCCTGCAGGGCGGCTTTTTCATTTCTCCGGGGCCCCATGGACGCCAAAGACATGATCGACATGCCTGAAGTCGAATTTCGCCGCAGCGTTGTCGAGCGCTTCAATGCGCAGGACGCAGCAATCAAGGAGAACACGACGCTGACAAAGACGGTCGCAGAAGACACCGCGTTTATCCGCGCGATCCTGAGTGATGTAGCTGCGGGTGCGCGAATGCTGTGCCGGCTCGCTGCGGCGTGGAAATTCATGTTGCGTCAAGTGTTCATCCCGGTGGTGCTACCGCTGGCCGGACTGTGGACGCTGATCCGCATCGTGCATCACGAATCGATCCCCGATTGGGCCAGTGCGGCCGTAAAGCTGATCGTGACGTGGCTATGACTCCCGCCAATCTAGCCCTGCTCATCGCCGAGTTGCGGCGCGATGAGGGCGTGCGTTATGTGCCGTATCTCGACACAGCCACGCCACCCAATGAAACGGTGGGCGTCGGATTCAACCTGAATGCGCATCCATTGCCCGTCGGCTGGACATACCCGCTCTCCGATGCGCAGGTCGATCAACTTCTCACGCAGACCTTGCAAGAGACGTTCGCCGGCCTGAACGCGTCACTGCCGTGGTGGGTCTCGCTCGACGTCGTTCGCCAACGGTGCGTTGCGAATGTTGCGTTCAACATCGGCGTTGCTGGGCTGCTCGGATTTCACAACGCCCTCTTTGCCCTACAGCGCGGGTCGTATGCCGTTGCGGCAGCCGGATTTAAAGCCTCTGCATGGTATGGGCAGGTCGGCGCCCGTGCACAGCGCATCTGCTATGCGATCGAGTATGGACAGATGCCCGACGAACCAGTCGCCTGATCCCGAATCCCCTCACCTATACCTCGCCATTCAATCGCGAGGTATAAACCGCCGCCTCCGGGCGGCTTTTGCGTTTACGGCCACCACATGACTGTCGAACAAATCCACGAAGAGAAAGAAACGCTGTCGGTCGAAGTGAACATTCCCGGCCATGACCCGCGCACCACGACCGCACTATTCACGCGCACTCGCAAAGAGCTGATCGCGCGCGACGGCCGCTGCTTCATCTGCAATGCCACAGCCGAGGAATCTGGCCATCCGCTCGAAGCCCACCACCACCCCATCGAGCGCTCGCTCGCAGAACTCATCGACTGGGACCGATTCAAGGCAGATGCGCGGGCCGGCGTCTGGGGAGAAAAGGTACGCGCATTCGACTGGGACAACTTCACCGACTGGACGCAGTTCGTTGACGACATGACTGTGAACGGCATGTTGCTCTGCAAGGCCCATCACATCGGGAAAGACGAAGGACTGCACACGATGCCCTTCCCCCTATGGGTAGCGCAGAAGTACGCCAAGGAGGGCTATCAATTCTCCGCAATCGAAGTCATCCACCACCAGCAATAGGAGCATCCATGAGTGATCTCATCAAGCCCGTCTCGGTCGGCCTGCTGTTCGTGTTTCTGGCCGTCTGCGACTTCCTGCACATCAACGATCCAATGCTGCGCGATGCCGCGTTTGGAATGATCGGCATCATTACCGGATGGCACGGTGTGCTCTCGCTGCCGATCAGCCTCGGCAAGCCTGCAGCACCCGCAACACCGGCATCGTGATCCGCTGCCGCTTCGTTGTTGCATTGCTGTGCTGGATGGCGCTGATGATTGTCCTGAGTTTTATGTTTGTTGGCTGCGTTCAGGTCGTCGTGCTTCCGGTAGTCAATCCGACGACCTACGACGCTTCGTGCTGCGTGGCCTACGTCGAACTCAACCGCTCCACCACCGGCAGTCTCGAGATGCAGAAGACCGCCAAAACCTGGTCGATCAGCACCAAGCTTCACTTCCAGTTTTAATCCCCCGCCGCGCCCGCGGCACCCTCTGAAGGAATCACCATGTTCAAGAAACTATGCCTCGCGGCAGCTCTTGTCGCGTCTATTGCCGGCTGTACCGCTGCACAAATCCAGACTGCCGGCGCAAACGTCGCGGCAGTCAATGGCGCTGCTGCTGGCGCACTGCAGACCGTCGCGACCTCGATCGTCGCCGCGTGTCCGGCTGGCGAAGCGTTTGCAAGCGCTGCCGCTGCGGCTACCGCACTGCCTGACGTCGCACTCGCAGAAGATGCGAATGGCCTGTTCTGCGCATTGAACAAGGCGATCGTCGCGACTGCGCCGGCTAGCGCTCCGGTTGCTGCTTCGGCACCTGCGAGCAAGTAA